CAGTAGACAGCACCGACACCGCCGACACGATCCATGTTGCGCCCGTCGCACCTGCTGACAGCATCCAGACAGTAGACAGCACCGACACCGCCGACACGATCCATGTTGCGCCCGTCGCACCTGCGAAAAATCTCTATATTATAGGCCATGCGAAAAATTGGTGAAATTCTCGCATAATAAAAACTTTTAAAACTTTACAGAAATGAAAACAACCGCCGCCGCTCTGAAAGCTGCACGCCGCGCAACCATCGCCGCCCACGCGTGGCTTTGCGCCTCACACGATTTTTACGCCCAGGACGGCGACCCCATCCGCTGCACTGGCTGGCAATTCGTCGGCTACAACATAGCCGCCGCCGTGGTCGCTGTATTACTCAGCATCAAGTATTAACGCCCTACTTTATAGACATTTTATAATAACACCGATTTTTTAACGAAACAAAATACAAAGATTATGAAAGCAACATTTAACCAGATCGCCGAGAACTTGGCAAAAGTATTTACCGACAAGGCAGAGAGCGCACAGTATTACAGCGACAACGAGCAATATATTTGCCTGTGCGGATGGTGTGGCACCATGTCGCCCGTATCTCGTCCGGCATATTACAAGACATTCGGCAAGGACACAACCGAAGCAGCCGAGGTAAAGGCCCGCGAGATCATCGCAGAGAAGGAGGCAGCACGCCAGCGCACCAAGTACGCAGAGCACGCACGCGAAGCCGACAACCTCGAAGGAGTGCCCACCGTTGGCGGCTTTTTCTGGGCTGATAACAGCGGGCTGAAGTGTGACGGCGGCCGCGGCTTATTCGAGGAACTGCACGCCCTCAACTACTACACCGACGCACAGAACACCCCCGCCCGCCTGTGCTGCGTTGGGCAAATTATAAACGTATCGGAGGCAGATTTTGCACGCCCAGGACTCGCCGACGAACTCGTAACACGTCACAACCTGCAGGGCTTCGCACGTTCCGAGGATGTGCCCGAAGACGATAACGACTACTACAACGACCCCGAAAAACTGAAAACCTTTTACACTGTCGGCGCCCTCGTAGTTTCGCCGTCTGGCAAATACTATCTTATCGACTCCGAGGGCTACAGTTACGCCCGTTATATTTATGTGCCTATAGAGTGGCCCGAGATGCTCGCCGACGAGGTGGCAAGCGTCAAGGCAGCCGAGGACGCACGCAAGGCAGAAGAGGCGCGACAGGCAGCAGAGGAGAAGGCGCAGCGCCTCGCAGAGTATCGCGCACGCTGTGCGAAGTGGTCGCACCTCATGCGTAACGTGGAGAAGATGGAGCAGGAAGGCAAAGCAACCGCCCGAAAGATCGACAACGCGCGAAAGGCGAACATTTTGGCCATGTGCGCCGCTGCCTTCCCCGGTGTCAAGTTCTCCGTATCTGTGCGCCGTGGCTGGGGTGCTGATTTCGAATTAACATGGACCGACGGCCCGACCGTTGAGGAGTTCAACGCAAAAACAGATCTTGACTTATTTTGCAGCCGTCGCGACACCTTCAACGGCTGGGATGACTCCACGAATGTAGATTTTGCCGAGTTCGCAGAGTTCGCACGCCTGACGATGGGAAGCAACGGCGGCGACATCAAGACAAGCCGCGAGATGTCGGACGAGGCACGCGCCGCCCTATTAGCTGACATATTCGCCGCCGTGCCAGCTGCCGACAACCGCAGCAAATACGGCTATACTGATACGTACACTTACACCAACAAGGAGGCCGAGGCGGTGGCCGCAGCCCTGGGCGTGGACGTGTTCGACATTTTCGTGCATGGCTACGCCGAGAACGCCGAGACCATCGCCCGCCGTGCCTGGAACAAGCGCAGCTATATTAAGGCCACCACGCCGGAGCCGACCGACCCGACACCGAGCAAGCACACCGAGGAGGAAAACACCGCAGCCGCACCCGCTCAGGGTGCAGCGCAGACCGACACAGAGGCGCCCGCCGAGGGTCTGCAGCTCGTGGAGACCGTCGAGGGCGTGGCAGTGGTAGGCGACAGCCGCACGACATACCGCAACCGCAAGCAGATAAAGGCACACGGCGCAACCTGGAATAAGACCGCGCAACAGTGGCAAGCAAGCGAACCGGAAGCCGTGGCACGCCTTCGCGAGTGGTTCGGGTATCAACTACCCCGACCGCCGAAGAAGCCGACACAGCCAACGAAAGCGAGCAAAAAGACGAGCACACACACCACCGAGAGCACGCCGACCGAGCAGCAGCCGGCAACCGCTGCCGATGTGCAGCAGGAAGACACGCCGACCGCTTCGACCACTTCGGCGCCCTTATTATGCGAGGTCGGAGAAATCACGGAGACCGCACCGACCGACACCGCCGAAGACTTCGCGGACGTGCTGGCAGCCGACCGCCTGAAGCTGTTGCGCAGTGCTGCTGCTGACTTCGCCCGACTGACACAAGCAGGGGAACACATAACCGCCGTAAATGCGCGACTTTCTGCCCTCTTTGCGTGTGGCGTGGACGTTGCCGACCTCGTGCAATGTGCCGACTATAAGGCAGACCAACGCGCCCGACAGCGTGCCGCCGCCGTGCTCACGGCTGACGAGTTCCGCACGCTGTACGGCTCCGGCAAGGAGGAGCAGGGCAGCACCAAGAAAGGCGAGAGCACGCCGCCCGCTGAACGCCTCGCCCTATTGCGTTACGTCGCCGCCGACCTTCGCAAAAGCGGCAGGAGTAAAAACCCGCTGGACGCATTACGCGCCAGGCTGTACGCCCTCAACGCCTTGCGCGTGGAGGTGTTCGACCTTATGACGTTAGCCGCGAGCATATCGCCCGAAAGTGTCGGCGAACGGTCGGCAACATCCTGTTTGCTGGAGGCCATCCAGAGGCTAAGCACCACAGCCGACCGCAGAGCTGCCGAAGCGCTCACGCCTGACGAATGGCGCTACCTATTCGGTACGCCACATCCGAAGCAGCACGCCGCGGCATAGACCCCTATTTATAGCGTGTGCAAAATATTGGGGATTTCGCACACGCTCAGGAGAAAACCCCTATATTATAGAACATGTAAAATATTAGAAAATTATGGCAAATCACAATTTAGCTATAACAAACAACCTCCCTACATGGGTATTTATCCAGTCTACCGCATCGGGCAACTATCGCCACGAAATCCAGCGCGTGCCGTCTGGCTTCATGGTGTTCGTCAATGTGAGCGACGAGAACGGCGGCGGCTGCTCCTTTCCCCAGAAATTCGCCACCTATCAGGCAGCCTTTGAAACGCTTGTCCACTTCCGCCCAGGCGTGAAACTTACGGAACGTATCAACGGAGCCGGCAGAACACAGAAAACAGAAATATGAGTATTACGTCATTAACTTATTGGGCAGACCTCTGACAGCAAATCTGCCCAACTGGGGAAAGCAGCGTGCCCGATTTTAGTTCAAATCCGTCATTAGAATTAAGAAATTAATTCCGTAAACGGGTAGACTTTATAAAACATTAGAAAATTATGAGAATACCAAAATATATACCAAATGAATTGAAGCGTTTGATCAATGCTATTGTGAAAAGCGTTGGCGATTGCGAAACTTGGCTTAATGGATATAATCGAAATCCATGGGGATTTACCTGGTATGGCTCCAGTATGATTTGTGAGCCTCTGTTTTGTAGTTATGGCTGCATAGGCTATCGCATCAATTATAAGGGGTACAAAATCCATGTAGATAATGAATTGTCACGAATTGAGATTATTAACGAATAATATATTATAGACCCTATAAAAAACATACTGAATTATGGTAAGAATAGATTATTATAAGTTTGGCATTTATGAACCGTATAAATTTGGCAGCGAATGTCATAGAACATTAAGAGAGGCGAAGGAAGCCTATATAAAGCACTTGCAACGGGGGCATCGCGTCAGTTGTGATATACTCGGCTGCACCTTGAAGGATGACAGTATATTTTTGACCTTCACCCCGTGGTACAGCGACGTGAAAGCCTTTGGAAAAACCGAGCTAACAAACATCGGTTACGCCGTTAAAAAAGGCAAATACAAATTATCTTAGAACACCTTATTATATGTATGAGAAGAAGAGCGAAAAATGGCGCTTCGCATCTTCTGCGGAAGCCTCGCCCTACTTATGTATTCCGCAAGAAATCACTATTTCACCAGATAACCGCATCTTGTAGCGACCGGACTCCGTCCGCCGTCTGATCGGTTCTCGTCCGCTGTCCGATCGGGTTCCGTTCGCCGTCCGTTCGGGTTCCGTCCGCGGTCCGTTCGGGTTTCGTCCGCGGTACATCATCGTGTTTTAAAGAATCATATAATAGAAGCCGCACAGCAGCGCGGACACCTCACACCCGACGAGGAAGCGGAGAAAGTGGCCCGACTTTAATGTTTTGTAAACACACACAACTTTTTTATACTTTACAGAATCATATTTATTTGTTTTCGGCTGTGGCAGTCCGCGAGGATAGCCCAGCCACAACGCCCGCACGGATGCAAAAGCGCAAGGGGTTCGACTCCCCTGCGGGCGACTATATAGTTATCATATTTATAAACCCTATAAAAAAATTAAGGATTATGAAAGCAACAGCAACAACAACACCGACCGCGCCCCAGGTGAGCGCATCGGACGTGGCAAGATCCCTCGGCAGATGTGCAGTCCTCTGCCTTGTGTATGTCTTGCAGATCGTCGCCAAGGCGTTAGACTTTGCACAGCGTGCAGCCCTGGGCGTGTGCCAGTGGCTCAATAGTCGCCACAACTTCACCGACCAGGAAGACCCCATAATAATGACGGGTTGGCAATACCTCGGATTCGGTACATTGGTAATGTTCGTGGCAATGATAGTTTCTATCAAGTGGTAAATACCTCTTTATAGTGTGTGTAAAATATTGAGGATTTCATTTTTTTAATCAAAACAATATGGTTCTACAACTGACAAAACAGAGTACCGCCCAGGAGATTAAGGCGTACTTTGAGGAAGTATTAAAATTGTCGAAAGACAGCAAAGAATTTCCGGTTAATCTGGATGATGTTTGGCCGTTGGTGTATTCGGCCAAAGAAAAAGCGGTAAGAGCTTTAAAATCTAACGATTTGTTTCTGCAAAACGTTGATTATCAAGTTTTAGCCCAAAATGGCGAAAACCCTGGGGTTTTAGCCCAAAACGGGGGAAAAGTCCCCAATGGCCGCCCGACAGAGATTTACATGCTCTCCGTCCCTTGCCTTGAGTTCTTCATCGCCCGTAAGGTTCGCCCCGTGTTCGAGGTCTACCGACAAGTGTTTCATAAGGTGGCAAGTGGTGAGCTGCCTTTGCGTATGCCTAACTGCATACCAGGCAACACCGAGGGAACGCTGGCGCCGTTGGCGCAGTTCCATGCCAACATCATGGAGAGATACGCCCGTGTGGTGAACGACAGCAAAGGCCTGAAGGAAATCGCCGAACTCATGGAGGATTGCGAGGAGTATTACACGCTCTATCGTCTGAAGGTGGCGAACCTGCCATACATCGAGGCTGTGAGAAACATTGAGGGCAAAGAGTCGCTGCAAGAGCGTCCTCTGTACACTCCCATCACGGCAAAGAGCATCGTAAGCGTAACATCGCAGCATGTGACGGTAATCAACAAGTAACAAGATATCAACAGCAACAATATAAAGCAAAACAACAATGGGAAAGACGATTATAACAATAGATATGGACAAGGCAAGCCTTCGTGAGGCAATGACACGCATCATCGAGTACATCACCCTTACTCCTCCCGATCCCGACGAGTTCGGCAGCAAGGAGCGCGTAGAGTACAATTTAGGACTTGATGCGCTATTCGCTTGCCTCCGTCAGACATTCTAAAGCGCACCCCATCCCGCGCCCGGCACGGCCCTTTGTGAAGGTTCGACCCCTTCGGCGGGAACGCATAATCATAATCAGAGTATTTTTTGTTTAGCTGCTGGCGGTTCGTGAGGATAGCCACAGCGCAACGCCCACCACGGCAAGGCGTGGCACCAGGTTCGAGCTCCTGGATGGGCGACCGAAAATAATAAAATACGCATTAATACACAATTTATGCGTCATTAATTTGGTGGTTATAAAAATTATTGCTACCTTTGCAACAGTTAAAGAAACAATATTAATCATTAAGATCGGGCGGCAACCGTTAAGCGGCGTTACTATTATGAATACTACAATCTTAGAAGAGGCTCAGAACTTTAAGGTACGTTTCCACTTAGGACGTGGCGGACAATTCCACAACGCAGGTTACAAGACTTATGAAGGCACCGTTAATGGTCTATCAGATTGCTTCGGCGACGCTTTCGTTATTAGTGAAGACGAGAATGACAAAACTCTGCCTGATAGCGAGTGGCAGCTGGTGGATGGCGGCGGAAATGTCATCCTGTCTGGACGTGACGAGATTGAGAGTGAGACGGGCATCCTGAATTGGGATGGCGAGTACGATACCGACATCGTTCGCAATCTGTCGGAGTGTGACGATGACGAGTACCAGATGATACTCGACGTTGCGGAACGTGGCGGGTATGTAGAGAAGGCTGTACTGGAATACGTTTGCAGCACGCTTGACAAGTTGATGGCAACCCAAATTAAGGTATATCCTTCTAATATGGAAGTGTTCACTCAGGAGGGCTGCGTGAGCTTGATGCGCGACGACTTCTCTGTATATACTAAGGACGAAGAAGATGAGGTGCGCGAGCTGTTGGCAGACAAGGGCTTTATCTCGGAGTCTATAGACGAGATCATTGTTAGAATGGAAATAAACGAGTGGTTCAGTGAGGAAGAGGACGAGGACGAGGTAAAGTAATAATATTCAGCCCTACGCAACACGGTTAAGCGGACATGATATGGAGAAGATGACTTATGACGAATACCAAAAGTTCGGTATTCAGTCTCCAGACGAGTTCTGGAATAAATTTGATTATTTTGTCGATATGGAGAATACTGCTGATTTGAAGTATGATTTTGTTTTCGATTTTCCTTACGGTATTAGCGCAGTAGATAAAGATGCAGATATTATTGCAGCAGAGTTGCCTGATGATTCATATATCTTTTTTGAGACATCCGTTTCTGAAGTATTAAGATATATTAGAGACAATTACCCTGATATAGATACCACCGCTATAGACCAGAAATTAAGAGAGTTAAGCGATGATGACGATTATCATAATTCTTATGATGATAAGGATGAGGAATAATCTTGAGTAAACATGTACGAGATAACTGATGTTCTGCGCGACTATCTATTTGTTACGCTCCGTCTGCGCGAAGTTCAGACGGGCGAAACAAGAGACTGGAAGTATTGGGACGACCTGGAGGAGTGGCTTTGCGAGGAATACGGAGTGAAGAACTTGAAGGGCGTTGTATTGAAGGATCTGCCTCGTTATGGAGGCTGGGTGTAATCACAAAAATTTTAATAAATCGAATATTAAGCCCTACGCAACACGGTTAAGCGGAAGAATATGATAATAAAGACACGCCAAGAAGCGATACAAGTAGTTAATAGTATTATCGAGCGTTTGAAATCGCTCTACGGCTTAGATGACATGTTGGATGACGGATGTGATAGCCAAGACTGGAATCAGAATCGCCGGTATGCAAGTATTGACAGCGTAATCAGTTCGATTCATGAAGAGTTGGCAGGGTATGATTTTGAATTTATGCCTTCGTCAGAATGTGATAGAATATGGAAGGAGGCTTGGAATGGCGATAAATCTGTACATCTGCCAGAAGTAAAATATAATCACGCAATAGAGTATGCCAACAGGCTTCTTGCTATTTGGGAGAATTAAATCTATTCAGCCCTACGCATCACGGTAAGCGAAATTTTATGAAGAAGTTAAGCAAAGAAGAAGCTATTGATAAGTTTGGCGAGGATACCGTCAACAAGGCGATGAAAACAAACGCAGAGCCTACCAGTAGAGTCATGTATCCATCTTACGAGGTTCCTTCACATATTGGCAAGGCTGAGTATGCAGGTGACCCGGTAAAGGTTGGCGGTTGGAAACTGACGGCATACTATTATCTTTCTCCTGAGGACGAAGAGAACACGGATTCCTTCGACTGGGATGGTAACGTGGAGTTTGAAGCAGAAGAAATTTGGTAAACACCTAAGCCCTCGACAACACGGTTAAGTCAGATAAAGTAACCACAATATAGGCAATATGGAAAAAGACCAAATAATTTATGATCAGCGTAAGGCCATGGGCGAGAGCATCCGTGCGATGCGCACCGCCCAGGGCTGGGAGCAGGAGCAGCTCGCTCAGATTGCGGGCATCACCACAGCTAACGTCCGCAGCGTTGAAGCCGGCAAGTACGCCGTGAATATCGACGTGCTGAACAAGATAGCGGGCGCACTGGGCGCAGAGCTGAGAATGATTGAAAAGTAAAAGAGTAAAAAAAATATTATGGCAAAAGAAAGATTTGAGTTGACATCGGGCAAAGTCTTGATGTGGACGGTGACGGACAATGAGAACGGAGTAGCGATTGAGTTCCGTGAAGGTTTGTTTAATGAGAGTCAGGAGGTGAAGCTGCTAACCGAGTTCACGTATGGCGACGCTCCGAGAATGGCACGTATCATGCGCGAGATAGGCGACTGGATAGCCGAGAACCATGTGGAGGTAGCTCTTAGCGACTGGAAGGCTCGTCGCTCGGCAATATGGAAGCTATCTAATGAAAAATATTGGTTGGCTATGGCAGCAGCTACCAACAGCCTGATGTTGTCGGATATGGATGCGGAGCACGCTGCGTGCATGTTGTTTGCCGAAGTGTGCGACTGGGCAGAGTTCGAGAAAAACGTGGATCTGACAGCAGCCGAGGAGGAAAATCTGAAGGGCGTGTTGTCGGAGCTGACGGATAGCGAGGCGTGGGAAGTGTTCAAGATGCTGCACGTGTTCTGGAACGACAAGACTGACCAGGGCGACATGATGCAATGGGCTTTGGACGTGACTTGGTGGCCGGCATGGTTGCCGGAGGAGTTGAAGGGAACCGACGAGGATATTGCAGAAGAATCGTAATGTCATGTACGAGATAATAGATGTAATACACGACTATCTTAAATAAATTTTGTTATGGCAGAACAGATTAGAGTGTGGAAGTCGAAGAACTTGCACTCCACCTATATGCTTGTATATCGAGACGAGCAGACGGGGAGGCTGCGCGTCACTCGGATGGATGGCAGGAAGTGTGACAATGAAAATGGCCTGATAAACAGTTATAACATGTTTGGTGGTGGTCTTTGGGCAGCTTGCCGGGACATGGGTAACGATGTTGCGGAGATACGCGCTGCCGTGGATCGTGAGATAGCTGAGGAGACAGCACAGCGAGAGCGTGAGGAGCTTCGACTGAAAGCGGAAGCCGAAGCTAAAGCGAAGGCTTTACAGAAGGCTCAGGAGATTAGGGCTGCGCTTGCCGGCACAAAGGACAGCGTATGTATCAAGCCTATTGAGGTGTTGCAGCGGTACGACCTCTTAGAGGAGCGTCTGGAACAGCTGAAGTCTGGCGAGTATGCCGTTTGCATCAACTATAAGAAGAAGGGCGTTGTTGAGCTGCGCACGAAAGCACGAACGACCGACCATCTGAAGGTGTTGGCAAAGGTGACGAAGGAGGAAAGAAATAGTAAAGCCTCTTTACATCGTTTTGCCGTGAAGGTGCGCGAAGCGTATCAGTCGGGCATTGTCATCATCGGCAAGACTCACGCCCTTAAAGGCTTCGGCAAGCGCATTGTGGACGCTGCTCTCTGCGTCAAGAAGAGCCAGAACACATATTACTCATCGTCTGCGCCACGTCAGTATTACGACAAGAACACGCTTGTGTATATGAAGCTGGAGCAGATAGAGAAAAATGACTTATAATGTTATAGACTATGGCAGAAAACAGTAAAACGATGAGATCGGCAGGCAGACCTGCCATCGGTGGCAAGAGACGACAATATGTTGTGACAGACGATGTGCACGAGTGGATAATGTCGCACGGTGGAGGTAAGTACTTGACGGAGACCATGCGCTGTGTGCGCACTACGAGCGGAGGTAAAGGTGCTGTGACAGATTATGCGATGTGCATTCTTCGCGCTGCCACTTGCTTCGATTTTGAGGTAGACCTTACCGAGCCTTATGCTGACTTAGGATTGAAAGCCCGCGACATGATATTGTCGGAGGTAAAAGAGCCTGAGACTTACCATGTTTACAAGGAAGGAATGTGGAAAGATGGTGTTTTCAATAATAACATTGGCTCCCTTGCTATCAGTTCATCGTCAGAATGCCCTGAAGACGAAAGCAAGCGACGTTATTACAGACCGTCGGGAGACTTCGGGGATTATAAGCGTATTCCTTACAAGCGGGTGAAGGCAGGAGACTATTGTTTAGTTAATCGGTATGTCGACGACAAAGCACGAGTCGTAGGAGTATTGGCACAAGTAGAGAAGTGAAAATAAATAATAACAATAATAAAAAACGAAATATTATGGCAACAAAGAAAGTTTATCCGTTTATTCATGCAGAGATGTTCGACCTTGAAGACAACAACGACAGAAAGAACGTGACGTTTGACGCGCGAGAGGTCGAGAGCTACGAATCATGGTCAAGTAAAGATGATGAAGATGAGAACGAGTGCGTACAAGTCAATTTCAAATCGGGACGGAAAATGTGTCTATATATGGAACTCAATCAAGAGCTTTACCCTGGCGACAACCTGATTACTGCAATCGACATGGTGCAGTACTCCCACTTCTGGCACGACAACGAAGACTCTATTCCGGACGAGGACGAGGACTAATGTAGCAACAACAACTTTTTTATACTTTACAGAATATGGCTAAAATTAAGAATTTTGAGGATTATTGCGCTTTGGTGGACGAAGTAAAGGTGCATGATTATAAGTACTTTGCACAGAACGCCCCCTCTATAAGTGACGAGGAATACGACGCTCTTTACTTTGCTTTGCAGGAATATGAAGATGCGCATCCGGATGAGATACTGAAGGACTCACCTACTCAGCGGTGCTACAGCGAGAACGGCAACGGCAAGCGCACTGTTGCGCGTCGCACGGCGTGCCTCTCGATGAAGAAGCTGCATGATGCCAAGTCGGTAGTGAAATACCTGAGAGCGCAGCAGCGCACTGCCAATATCAGCAGTCAGGGCGCGAAGGTAGATATAGAGTGGAAGTTCGACGGCGAGACCGTGAGTCTTGTGTATCGCCGCGGCTCGCTCTCGGAAGCTACCTACGGACATGGCAAAGAGTTGTACGGCATCGACTGCCTGGAACATATAAAGCATGTTCAAGGCGTGCCTGTCCAGGTGGACGTATGGAGCCAGTACGACCGAGTGGAGGTGAGAGGTGAGGTGATAATCTCGCTTGAGGAGTTTGCCCGTTATAGCAAGGCTGGCAAATCGCCCCGTTCTACGAGTAACGGCATCATGGCGAAGAAGGTGGCTGTAACGAACGAGTGCAAGCGTCTGGAGTTTCATCCCTTCCGTTTGATTCTGGACGGTGTGGTAAGACACACGGCTGCTATGCAGGCTCTTGAGCGTAATGGCTTTAAGACTTCGGGCTTCGTGTCGGCTCTCAATCTTGAGAAAACGGATGCCGAACTGGAGCAGGACATTGAGAACATCGTGTGCTCTGCCGAGGTGGAGCGTGAGTCGCTGCCCTACCCTACCGACGGTCTTGTGTTCAAGTTCGACAATTACGACTATTACGACCGTATAGGACAGACCGATCATGACGCAAAGTATAATTGCGCTTTTAAGTTTCGACCGGTGTTTAAGGCCGTAACCACATATCGCGGACACCATACTACGGTAGGCGAAAAGACTGGCAAGGTGACGTATGTAGCCGACTTTGACGAGGTGGAAATGAACGGACACCGTTTCGCCCATGCCAACTGCGGAAGCGAGCGCACGTTCCTCCAGAAAGACCTTGTGGCAGGTTGCAAGATAGAGGTCAGCTTGCACGGCGATGTTATCGTGTGTGTGGATAGAAAGATTGAAGACGAACCGGCTATTGATGAGAACCTTATCATTGAGGAAAAGCCTATCATTGAGGAAGAATCTATTGCTATTGACGAGGAGCCTCTTGTTATAGACGAATCGGGATTTGTTCATCATCCGGAGCCTCACGTTATAGAGCCGGATATTTATCAGGATCGGGAGCCGGAAGCAGAGTCGGAGCCTATACCCCAGCCGAAGCCGAAACGTAAGCGTAACTATCCGCAGGTAGGCGAGCCGACGCTACGAGAGGAACGTGAAGACACGTCGGCAAGGAGAAAGGATGGCAAACTGAGCGTAAAGAAGGTATTCGCCGGTGCGCTTGCTGTACTCATGTCAGCGTCAATGTTCGTAGTTGTGGTAGCATTCGCCGGAGCCGCCCTATTCTTTCTGCCGATGATGGGAGATGTTGCAAAGAAGTGAGTTATGTTTTTGTGAAAATGTGGAAATATGGAAGTGCAGAAATACATAAATACACATTTCCACAAAAACATAAAACAATAAACACACAAACACATCCATACACAAACGTGCACACACACAAATACATAAATACATATATACATTAATAAACAAAGCAACTAACAAATTAATCAACTAACAGAGCAATACACATACAAATACACTTATAAATAAATAAAGCAACATATAAACAAATAAATGTGCATGGATATTTGTTTGTTTCAATTATAATTCTTAAATTTGCAACGTATTACAGATTATACGTGTTCTGTATATTTGAATAGTATCATCAATTTTAAAATATACTTTATAGAAGATGGAAAGACTTAGAGAAGTGCTTGCCTTTGTAAACCACAAAGGCGGTGTAGGAAAAACAACAACGGTGCAGAGTTTAGCGACCGGATTGCGCCGTTTTGGTAAAGGAAAATTCGGCGTGGATGCCGATGGACGCAAACGCTTGCCGCGTGTGCTCATTATCGACCTTGACCCGCAGGCGTGTGCCTCGTTCCTCTTCGGATGGAGCGAGACTCAGAACGCAGGTAAGCCTACCGTTTACGACGCATTGGTACAGCAAAGCAATTTGCCCGTTTATCAGGTACGTGAGGGAATTTACCTCGCGCCAGCTGCGTCGCAGCTTATATCCATAGAACCGTTTCTGAATCAGCGCGCATTGCCTCGCAAAGCCCTTTGCAAATTGCTCGCAAAGCCACTGAACGAGTTAGCAGGCACCGAACTGGCAGACGAAGGCGTGAACACCGTCATGGATGCTTTCGACTACGTGCTTATAGACTGCCCACCGGCTATGTCGTTGCTTACATACAATGCTCTCACAGCCGCTACGAGTGTAGTGCTGCCCGTGCAGCTCGAAGTGTTGGCAACAAAAGGTATTGCCGAAATCATCAACGCCATCGAGGAAACACGTGAGGATCTTAATCCCGATCTTGACATTCGTGGCTTGCTGATGGTAATGAGCAACGACCAGACCAACGCCACAAAGGAGTTTAAGGCATATCTCGGCGAAAAGTATCAGGACTATATGTTTGACGCTTATACGCGCCGCGACACGAAGATGGTCGAAGCGCAAGCTATGCGAGAAGACATCTTTGCTTATGCACCGTATTGCAGGGTAGGGCAGGACTATGAGCGTTTTACCAAGGAGATAATCAACAGTTTCACTTTTTAATATTATAGGGTATGGCAAGAGAAATGAAGAAACGAGTTGCGCATTTTGGTCTGGAAAATTCAGACGCTATAGACGAGAACGAGCGCATTTTGGAAGCAGGTAGACAGCAGCGTCAGGAGAACAGGGAGAAAAAGGGAAGTGGAGAAGCGGCAGCGAATGCTGTCACTGCTTCGTCCGCAGAAGTTCCGGCGACTGAAAAGCCGACTGTTTCTACAACAACGTCTGAGACTGAGACATCGACAACTATAACTCCTGTAGCAGATCAACCGGCAACCGCATCATTCAGCAACAATATTGCTGTGAACATGCGTAAGCCGAAGGGCAAGAAGACCGAGAATGGCATCACCATATACGTGCCGATGGAGTATTACGAGCGTATCGCCTTGATGAAAATGCGCACTGGCGTGCCTATCAAGGATTTGGCGCTACAGGCTGTGATTGAGTTCCTGGACAGAAACAAAATGTAATAGACTAATTTCTTATGAATAAGATTATATCAGTATTGTTCGTACTCTGCCTCTGTATGGCAGCAAGCGCACAGCAGCACATGAAGTTCATGGGAATACCCTTAGACGGAACAATAGACAATTTTGCCTTAAAGCTGAAGGCTAAGGGTGTGACATACGATGCAGCGAAGTCGAAGACTGCAGGGCAAGGCTGTAGAGTTTTTAACGGCACGTTTATGGGTGAGAAAGCTACGATTAATGTTGCTTATAATCCTAAAAGCAAAATGGTGTTCAGTGCTGCGGTTGAAATGCAGTATCCAACTGTAGAGTCTGCTCATATCCCTTTCTTGAATTTAACCGAGAGCTTACAACAGAAATATCCTAACACCACGCCCGAGGAAAACATAGGTCCAGATGGCGATGTTATTGGACTGGCGTTTAATATTCCTGACGAAACAGGTGACAACAGCATTGGCTTTATTCTTCAATCATTGAAAACGTCCAGCTCCGGGCATGGAATTTCTATTTGTCTGATGTACACCGATATGGACAACTTTGAAAAATGCGAGGCGATATTCAACGAGGACTTGTAATATGTAAGGTAAAATCCTACTAAAGTTTTTTACCTTGGTGAAAAAGGTCATAATGTTTTTTACCTTAAAAGGGGATTAGGAGGTGAAAAGGTCATAATGTTTTTTACCTATTATTTAAAATAAACATAATAAAATACTTTGTTTGTTTTATTTAGGAAAGACAAAAAATGCACTTATACTCCTATATATTAAGCAGTTAGAAAGATTGCGAGGTAAAAAACATTATGACCAAATACCCCTAAAAAGGGCGGTTGAGGTAAAAAACATTATGAATCCTTTACCAAAATCACGTAAAAGCATCTATTATGGAAAGAGAAAAACATCTACCGCAACAATATATCAGTACCCCCTTTGCTTACACAAAGTTCTCCAAGAACCTGTCATTGCTTCAGCAAACGGTATTGACTAAGGTCAGCGAGCACCTACAGGGTTATGTGCGTCATTTCTTTGGAAGTGAATTACGAAATGACCCGAAGGTGCCGCGTCCTCTTTTTTCCGAAGCAGAAAAGAACAATGGTATGCCGGAGTTTGTTATGTCGTATGCTGAGTTAGGTGTGGATATAGCCAACTATAATGTAGCGCGTGCAGCCGTCCAGGAAGTTCTAAACCTAACCGTTGATGCTCCCAGTGAGGACAGCGACGGCAAGGCTTCCGTCAAGGCTTTTAATATCTTCACGCACGCCAATATTTCTTTTGAAGGTGGTACAGGCGTGTCTTTCAGACTGAATCCCGAGGTCGTGGACTATGTGTTTGACATGAGTCAGGGGTATGTGCGCCATCCTGCTGATATAGCACGAATAGGACAGATTGAGCGTATGCCCATGATGTATTATTATCTGCATAAGAAATCAGAGCACTGGAAGCATCGGGTTGTACGCTTGACGGTATTAGAAATAAAGACATATTTGGGTATGCTGGGCAAGATTACCGAAGGCACAGATGAAAGGTCTGGACGACCACGAAAAGACGGAAAAGAGAAGAAAGAGGCTTATCCTAAGTTCTCTCAGTTTAAGAAGAATGTCATTGAGACAAGCATCAACGACATCAATCGCTTGCGAAAAGACGGATTGCTTGATGTTTGTGTGTCGTATGAACCTATCTATAACGGCAAGCGCAAAGTTGGTAATCCTGCACATATAGAGTTTACAATCTATGACACCATCGGGCAAATGCAACAAGCAGTGCAACAAAGACAACAGCTCAATCTCTTTGCTGATGTTGAGGAGTTGAAGCCGAAGCCAGGCGAAAAGGAGTGGCAGAATCTTTTGACCATGCTTGACGGCGAAACAGGCGAGTGGCTGGGTAGTGAGATGTCGGACTTGTTGAAAAAAGTGACGCTTGATGATTATGACGGCAAGACTGTCCGGATTATTGCGACTCAGGAGCAGGTGACAGCCATAGAGAATCTATTGGAGAGCAATGTACTACAAGGTAAGTTTAGCCAATTACTTGGCTATTGCTTTAAGGGCAATAAACGTAAAAAGGTCTGTTTGGATTATAAAAAACTTCATAAATAGTTTTACACCGCTTACCCATTCCCAAAGGTAGGCGGTGTTTTTAGTATGTCCTGTTTGTATCGGCGACTTTTTTTATTTTTGCACGCAGAAACCAACAAGACATAAATATATGGGAAAAATCAAAATCATTACATTATGGCTTATGGCTGTAATCACGTTAATGAGCTGCGCCGCCTCAAGAAAGGTGGAGCAGGGGAGTAGTGAGCAACGGCGTGATAGTGACGTAACTATCGTTAAGGACAGCGTGGTGAAGTCGGAGACGACGACGGACAGCAGCGCCGTTAGAGTCACGGACGAGAATCATACATCTGGCACTATGACCGACAAGGGTAGTAACGAAGAAACTATCACTGAGCGAGTGACTGAGAGTACGGATGCCCAAGGCAACAAGACCACCACCACCGATCGAACCGTACACCGCAAGGGCGACTATGAGCGCAATGCCACATACGAGGCACGACTGAAGCATCAGGAAGAGATAATGACGCGGATGCAGCACGTAATAGATAGCTTAGTGTTGAGTAACAGACTGAACGCGGGTACCCACTGGGCAAAGAAGGATGGCACGAATGTGGTGAAGGAGAAGAACACAAAGAATATAAAGTCTACGTCAGAATGGTGGCAGCTTGCTCTGTTTGTTTTCAGTGTTTCTTCTCTTGTTCTTTGTTTTAATACCTCGTTTTATAGTAAAAAGAATAAAGCATAGGAACTTATGAGTAGAAAGAAACAAGACATAATAGAGAATACCGAGCAGCCGGAAGTCACCTTACAAGACTTTGTTATCCCTGCCAAGATAGAAGCCTTTTGCGAAAAATACAAGCCGCTCGACCATTGGCGTGAAGACTGCGACATGTTCACCGACTATCAGCTTCGTACGTACTTCAAGGCAGTAGTATGTCCGTTGGGTGATCCGTTGGCATTGTACCTTCAGGAGTTGGCTGTGAGAGGCTTTAAGATGAAGGATGATGAATGTGGAGAGCCTGTCATCTACGTTGCGCTAAGGTGATTTTTGTTTTTGAATTTTGAATTATCGGCAAAGCCGATTTTGAATTGTCAATTTTGAATTAAGAATATATGAAGAAACTTCATTATTATTACAAGGTGTCGGCTACGTCTAATGTAGGTAGCGACATTCAGAAGTTTATGAACCGCTGCCAGGAAGCCGAGCAGAAGGCTCTTGATTGGGCTAAAAAACATGGAGCAGAGCACTATTACGAGTCGCCTGAAGGCATGGCAGGTGGAGTAGGATCCGTGGAGTTTGCCGACACCACTGGACGTGACGGTTGGGATAAGGAAGTGTCGCCCGATGGTCGTGTGTTTTTCTTCCCCATTGAAGGCACCGACTTGGAAAAAGAGATGAATGCCCTGCCAGTCGTGAGTGAGGCAGAGCTGTTTTGCATACTTAACCTTCAGCCGAAGCGCACGAAAGACAACCTGCCTTTGCCCATGACGTTTGGAAATAGCACGCCCATCGTGTTCCTGCATCAAGGCTACTGGTATGCCGACGTTCCGTATGTAAGTGCCGACATGACACTTATCCAGATAGAGGAAAAAGAGTTTTATCGTCGCAAGATGGCAGCGATAAACGAACGAAAATAAATAGTAAGTAGTAGATAATAAGTGGTTAATAATTAGTTTTTAGTTTATATTTTTGTGCGTTACCCGTCCGTGAGGATAGGTAACGCTTTTTTGTCAGTCTTGTGTAGGACGGTCGGCAACCATATAACCATCATCCATGCTCATATTTTTGTAGTTTTTTGCTTCGTTGAGCATACGAGTGAGATTAGCGATTTGCTTTTGTTGTTCTGCAATCACATCGAGCAGACGTGCGCGTTCCTCGCTATGACGCTCTTCGCTCTTCATGCGTTTAGCTTCGAGGTCGAGCAGTGCTTTCATATTTTGGTCGCTAACATTGCCTACTACGATCATCTCTCCTTGCCCCGTATCGTGCGTTTGGACACATATAGAGGAGGGATTGTCCGTACCGCTGCACTCTTTTTTATCAGAATCAACAATTCCTGGTACGACGGACGGAATTAGCTGCACGTCTAACGGGTCGAGAAGCGCACGACTGCCAGCTTTACGCTCTGTAACATAGCCGCCGTCAGGAGCGAATATGTCACCTTCTTGTGGTTGTACGTACATTGAGTTTCCCGTTGGGTCGCTATCTTTGTCGTAAAAGAAAGCTGAGATAGGCACTTGAAAGGTGTTGCAGAAGCGCAGAATGCTTGATACTGGCATGGGACATCTGCCTTGCTCCCATAGACGCAGACTGTTGTTAGATGTTGATCCGATGGCTTGCAGGATGGTGTTGATGTTTATCCTGCCGTTGGCCTCCATCCATCTGTTGAGAAACGAATAATTGTATTGGTACTTCATAACTGAATTATTTAAAAATGACACTCAAATCGTTAAAAAAGATAAATACTGAAAAATTAAAGTAGCTAAGCTATTGTTATTTATATTTTAATTCTTAAATTTGCAACAAATATAGTGAATAACTGAAAAATGACAAAGGAAAATATCGAGAAAATAACAACACCATTGCAATCTTTGAACGCTAAAGATATTTCAGTGGAAGAAAAGAAATCGTTGTCTGATTTTATGCAGGCAAAAGGCTTCTCCGTAGCCACTTTTTATCTGCGTTTCTTTAAGAACGGTTTTTCTGTTTGGGAAATCATCGGCATTAACGAATGTAAAAAACAATTTTTAGCTATGCCGGAAGTAGCCGAGCTATTATTGTCGTATGCCGGAGACGAAGAGCAAGGAGCCGATAAGGGCGACAAGGGGTATCTCTATACCTTAGCAAAGAGTGATAAGGTTGGTGCTTTCTACGAATGTCTGAGACGTGCTAATACTGGACTTTGTAAAAAGTTCTTCGACTTCATGAATGAGCGCGGTATGAGCACCGGCACAGTTATCAAGCGTTTTACCACTGACAATTGGAAGGAATGGGAGTCTAATGGTATTAAGAATTGTCTTTTCCAGTTTAACCTAAAACCTACTAAATAAAATGATAGATGTTACTTTAGATTTTGAGACCTGTGCACTTGCACCTACAGCTGCCGTGATGAGTGTCGGGGCAGTAGTCTGGAATCGTGATGGAGATAAATCACCTTTTTATGGTGGCAATAGTACTGTTAAATATCCTACATTCTCGGCTCATGTAGACCTTCGGGGAATGTTCATCGAGGGTTTTACTTTCGATGAAGAGACAGCCGATTGGTGGAAGCAGAAGAGCGAAGGAGCAAAAGCGGCAGTTCTTGACAGTGATGATGACGCTACACCATGTTCGCCTATAGAGACTGTTGTGAGTAACCTCTTTGGATGGGTTAAAGAAATCAAAGAAGCGTTGCACAATCAGGACTTGTGTCTTTGGGCTCAAGGTTCAGATTTTGATATTGCTATCTTGCGTAATATCTGCTATAAGTTGGGCTTAGAAGTTCCCGTGCATTACACCAACTTCCGCGACCATCGCACGTTTATCTACGAGGCGGCTCGCTTGATATGTAATGCCCGTGGAGAGTTCTATCATCCGAGTAAGGCATACGACCTTGTTGAGGATTATAAGGACATTGATAAAGGTGCGGAACACGACCCTGTATTTGACTGCAAGCGCAGCATCTATTCCACATGGCAGATGATGCGAAAGTTGGCTTGTTTGAAATATATTGAATAGAAATGCCTAACCATGAGTATCTGAATTGCCCTTACATCCCTAATCGCCGGAACAAAAGGCAAGGACGGCCTACGCATCGGGAATATCTACACCGCATAGCCTATACGGAGACCGTGCGCGACTATGACAGCGACAACAAAGTACTGCTTTTCCATGCTCCATTCGCCTTAGTGAAGGATGTGTGTCAGAAGTTGTTCACGATGATGCAGGGCAATGTAGGGAATATAATAGTAAGGAACGAGCATTCCTGCCGAGTGAGAAACGGCAAGTGTTATTGGCGTGTGGCTGTGGAGATAATAGATCTTAATGAGAGCGTCATTTCGTTTAAGGAGTTCGTGCGGATGCTGATTAACTGCATGAAGAACTTGGCTAACTGCACCATCCGACACTTCCGCACGGAAACGTTTCTGAACTTATAGTAAAAACAAATGTAAAAACAGAAAGAATAAAGGACAGCATGGAGAATGAGGTAGCGGCAACGCCCTCCTATAAGTAAGTTTTATCAGGGTGGACACAAGAGCCTCGGATTCTGGTAATACCGAAAAGTTTGGCATTTCATCGCTGTCCTTATCTTTAATAATAACAGCAATCATGTTCTTTCATCCTATCATAAATCGTCTTGCCAATATCGACCTGCACCTTCTCGTGAAGCCCGCCAACGAGCAGCGCATCGAAGGTCAGACCGCATGTTTCTGCCCTATCTGCCAAAAGGGGCAGGACGCGGATGTCGATGCCAAGCAGACACCCCACTTCATTATTTATGAAAATGAGCGAGGTGGACTTTATTCGGGCGTGGGTGTTGACGACAACCGAATGGCAGAGCATGGTGCCGTGAAGTGGAAATGCACCCGCACGGGCAAGACCGGCTACGGAGCCATCGAGTTGTACGCAGCCAAGATGAATATTCCAATGCACGGATATAGTCTTCAGCGCATATGCCAAAGACTTGTAAGGGATGTGTATGGCGATACCGACGAGGTGCGGCGTGCCTTCCCAGAGGTGTTTGCCAAGATGGACTACCGTACTCAGGCACAGCAGACCATCGAGACATTCTCTTTCATGCCGAAGACAGACTTCTCGCCACAAGAGCTTGCAGCCCTTGGGTGTGAGGTGACGCTCGACAAAGGATTGCCTCGCTTCGGCTTTGGCAGTACGTTTACGCCCGACATGCTCAACAAGGACTTCCGTATATATTCTCTTCTGAGCGTAACGCTGCCCGACGTGATACGCGATGGTCAGCACGTTAGCGAGATTATTCATGGTACGCCCTGGAATCCGCTGTTCGTATGCTTCGCTTCACAGGAAATAGGTCCGCATAACTCTTACGGATGTTTCTTCCGTCCGGCAATGGCTGGGAGCGAACCGATAGTGTTCTCTACCGCCGAGGAGCACAGCGTGAGGAAGGTGAGCAAGTGGCTCATGGGCGACAACGTGTTCGTCTATGCAATGGATCAGCGCAAGAGCGACAACACCGCCGTACATGCAGCCATCCAGAAGTTCGAGCCGACGGAGAAGTTTACCGAAGAAAAAGAAATCTGGGTAGAACGTGAAGACAAGAATGGCGTGGGGAAAGGAACATTTAAGCAAGAGAAGAAGAAGATTCCTACCGCCGAGATAAAAGCTCGCAACATCGTCTTTTGTCGTACACCCGAAGACGCATTGAGTGTGTATTATGCCATGCGTTCCTTGCGCCTTGATAAGGCGGAAGACCAACACTTCCAAGACTTTTGTTGGTATCACGTGGCGTTCTCCATCGGACGGAGAAACTTCTGGTATATAGAGCGCGGCGAGTGGAAGCGGGAGAATATTGACTTTAGCGGTGTGCAATATCAGAAGATGAACCGCTTTGCCGAGCACGTCATTATTCTATACCCTAACGACATTGCCTCACAGCGCGACTGCGGAGCTATATGCACCAAGTTCAGCTCATTGTATTATGCAATGCTGCCAGAAGGTTTCCGATCGCGCTATTGCCGACGCTGGCAATGGCTATATGGCTGCTCTCCCCGAAGCGTGCGCGATTATCTGCTGACGTACACCATGAACGCGGAGGAGAACTTCCAGTTCGACCATGACCTTCGCCTTCCGCTCTATTCCCGATTGCGTGGAGCCAGGAACACGGAACCTTTCGAGATAGAATATCCGCGTGACCCTCGAAGCGGAAAGCCAAAGCCACCTACCTGCAAGGTGTCGCCTACGCGATTGTGGCTCTTTATGACCGCTCACGGATATTATCGCATGATAGACTCCGAGAGCACCGACCTCGTAGGACAGTATATCCACCTGAATAAATGCTTTGTGGAATATATCGACGCAAAGAGTATTATCCAGGCAGCAAAGACAATGCTTTTGGAATATATAGAACAGACATGGCGGCATAGCGACAACGAGCGGCGTTTGATGTCCGACTGTGCCAATATGGTGGATAAGACCTTCACGGAGAAGTCTGCCGGAGGTTTGCAGAGTATGGTGATTAATTTTGCCGATGCCTTCGATGCAAAGACGGAGTACTTCTACTTCAACAATGTGGCACTGAAGATAACGCCCGACAGCATCCGCACGGTGTCGTATGACGACATCAACTTCTTTATCCCTTCGCTTGCCAAGAAGCCGTATGACTTCACGATGCGGGTGTTCAAGACACCGTTCACCATCACCGAGCGTCAGGAATACCGCGATCGACTTGAAGCGATAGACAAGAAGGAGAAAATGCAGAATGAGGACGGGTCGCCAGTGTTCACCTACGACGAGATAAAGCAGATGCGTGGCGACCTTATGGAATGGGCGCAGACATATCGTTGGGATGTCAACTGGCAAGGACAGCAAGAAAAAGACCTTTGGCCTATTCTGCGCATAGTGCGCGGCTTCTCAAACACCCTTTGGGAGCGAGAACGAGACGTACAGCGTAGTAAAGAAGAACTTACTGAGGACGAGCGAGCTGTAATGAACGCCCATTTTGCCAATATGCTTTCGGGCATAGGCAGGCTTTGTTATCGTTCATGGGAAGGGATGCAGAACGTCTGTCCTTATCTTCTTGAGGATAATATCGCCGACGAGAAGCAAGCCTCTGGTGGTAGCGGTAAGTCGGTATTGGTAGACCTCGTGGTTGGTTCGGCTGTCAATGTGTTCAGTGTGGATATGAAAGACTTCCTTACCATTGTCGATGCAAAGTTCTGTCTTTCCGACTTGCTCACATATCCTGGCAAATATCGTGTAGTACACTGGGAGGACAAGCAGAAGAGCTTTCCGCTCAAATACTTCTACAACAAGATAACCAAAGGTACGAAGGTTGAAAAGAAATTTGGCGACCCCGTCAGTCTGAAGATGGAAGACTCACCGATGCACGTCATAACAAGCAACAGTCCGTTGAGCGACGACGACCCCTCTACTATAGGTCGTTTTCCACTGGTTAGTTTCTCCGACCGTTTTGCTCGCGAGAATCCTCAAAAGCGACAGCCGGCACGATCACCATCCGACATTATGAAGCGTTTTGATACCGACCCCGCCAAATTGACCGATACCGACCGCAATCAGACCATCTACCTTTGCGCCTTGGCAGTGCAGTTCCTGATGCACTACCACACCTTTGCCATTGCACCGCAAGGCAATGTGCGTCGCCGCCAGATGGTGCAGAAGCTCACCGAGAGCATTGTCCGCTACTTCGAGTGGTTCTTTTCTCGCAATGAGGTCTACGGTGTGCCGATATGTACGGACGATATGTTCAACGAGTTTATGCGCGATTGGGCTGATGCTTCCGAGGGTAAGAGCAAGGAGTATAGCCGTGCTACCTTCAAGAAGAAGATATACGACTATTGCGAAAACATGTCGATAGCGTGCAATCCTAAGCATCTCTTCGAGAACGAGAGTGACAAGCAGCGCAAATGCTTTAAGCTCCAGGCATGGGTTACGCAGGAATACTTTACCGGTCGTGAGTGGGAGAATGACAATACCATCGAGCCGAAGTTTATCCGCTATATGCAGACCTCCAAGCATGTGTTCTTCTTCTTCCGTCCTGGCAAGGATGCTATACCGAAGGACTACCGCGAGCTAAAGCGCATAGCAAAGCAATATGCCGAGCAGCCCGACCCGCTGCCATACCGCGACGATGACGGCAATATCGTTCAACTCACTGATGAAGAGAAGGAACGCTGGGAGAACAATAAGACACGCAAGCAGGGTAGGCGTATGGCATCGCCTCCGGCAATTACTACCGCCGCAACTGTTACGCCGGACGTAAAGGAAGATGATCTGCCGTTCTGATGCAGTAATAATTATTTAAAACGAGAATTAATGATAGCACGTGAAACGTTAGAAAAATTAAACGTCTGGGATGTTCTTGTCCGAGTTTCTATCGAAAAAGACAGAATAGAGGATGAAGAAATGCTGCTTGTCGTCAAGTGTGGAAAGAATCGGTTTGATCCATTTGGAAAGTCTGGATTCACTTTGCGCTGTGCTCTAAGTCTACCTTTAGACACATTGAGGTTGTTCAGAGAGAACTATTTGCTCTATGATTATATTCCAGGTTGGGAATGCGATTTTTCTACCGATGAAGATGATTTGGAAAACAGGTCGTATTATTCATTTCGTAGAGCGACTTTAGTGGAAAGATGTCTATTTGCCCGTGAACTTGAAGAGCAATATGGAGTAGCCGAGCAATCTGATATTGAAGTTCAGCCTATAGACATTCCTATGGAAATAGTCAATGTTGAAAAAAAATGGCTTTGCGGAGGAAGCAAAGAGTACCCGAATGTGCCTTTTGCTGTAGATGTGAAACACGAAGGAATAAGGTAATTTGTATAGAGAATATAGAAAGTACAACTTAAAATATTTATAGATTATGAAATTATATCGTTACATGTCTTCTTTTGAGATAGCTAAGTTGTTTCATCGAGAGATATTGAAAAATACTACTGACCACAGCAAACTTCGTGGTACAGCAAGTACGGCAAAAGGATTCTGTTTTGGAATTGGTGACATGGAACAGGCTAAAAAGGATCTTAGACGACTGAAGGGAATCGTCACTTCTGATGCTCTGTTAGTGTTCACACCTAAAAACATTGATAAGTTTACACAATGTAAAGGTCGCTATATAGATTATGATAAGATTGATGCTGAAGGGAAATCTATCACAGACTATCCCATAGGAAAAGAACCCCACAAGTACTTCGATGAATATTGCGCCGAGAGTTATTCTGTTGACGACATTGAAAAAATAGAGTGTTTTGAAGTGGTACGCCGTTCTTTTCCTAAAGCAAAATTCAAATAAAATAATACGCTATGCGAACATTCACCCCCCCCAAGTGCGAAAACTGCATCTCTTACGACCATATAAAATGCGGTTGCAGAGAAAAAAGCTCACCTCTGTTCGGCGGCAATATCAGTCCGTTTCACCTTGCTTGCTGCAACTTTATAAGCGTGTCAAAGGTATATGCACCAAAGAACCGCGTAAAGAAGTGGTATAAGGTGCGCACGATGGACGACATGAGCGACAGCAGAGCGAGACTATATTAAACAGAAAACAGTAAACAAATAAAAACAACAAAAACAAAATGGCAAGTTACAACGGCAACATCGACCTGCTCTCCTTAAATGGAGCGCAGGTGTTCAAGGGTATCGACTCGAAAAACCCTGAGCGTGTATATGTCTGCATTCCGGCAGGCTTGAACGAAATTAAAGTGGAGCAGGCTCCTAAAGACCCTACTCGCACATTGGCTAAGTTGCGTGTAAACATCTGGCCACTCAACGAGCAGTACAAGGCTAAGGTGCGCCAGGCTGCTTTGGAGCGTGGCGACAGCAACGTGACCGTACCGACACACGAAATGCAGATGTCGTTTTCGGTTGACTATATCAAGGACATTGTACGGAAGTTTCCGAAGCTCGTAGAGCAAGTGAAGGAAGCCAACAAAGAACGCGACCCCGAGATTGTAAACCAAGACCCCACCGACGAGAATACTCACCTCTTCAAGGCTATCCGCCAGCGAATGAATAAGCGACTGGCTATGCTCTACCAGCCACAGACAACACAGCAACCTTCACCATACGCCACACCGAATGTAGGCGTAGCAGGAGCAGCTACTGGATATGTGGCGCCAGCCGAGAATACTGACCCACTCGCAGGTTATACCGATGCCGACGTAGGCGATCTGCCGTTCTAATTCAAAATGCGCAACGCGCATAATTCAAAACTCAAATTTCAAAACTCAAAACTTATGAAGTTACAAGCCCTATCATCCAAAGCCCTGCACGCTGCCCTTAACAAGTCGGCAAAGTGTATCGGCTCTAAAAATTCCATTACCATTTTCGACAATGTGCTGCTGACCTGCAACGAAAGCGGTCTGTTCTTTCTTACGTCATCTACAGCAGAAGCACAGCTCACCATCCCGGCGCCCATTTCGTTGTGCGGAGGCAAGTTTGATAAGCCGATAGAGCTACCTATAAAGATGCTCAGTTCGCTGTTAGGCACACTGCCCGACTGCGTTGTTACTCTTGATATAGAGGAGGGTGGATCGTCGTTCACTGTAGAGTATTGCACCGGCAGTGGCGACAACGTTAAGTCGGGCAAGGCTAAAATGGCTTATTTCTCGGGCAACGAATACCCTCAGATGCTATTGCCCAAGAGTGAGGCATCAACAATTATTTGCCTGCCTTTTCAGTTGTTCCATTCTGTTATAGATACTGCTGATAAGTTTGTTCAGATAGACGAACTTCGCCCCCAGCTTTCCAGCTTGTGTGTAGACATTGCCGACGACCGCTCAGAGGTGGTCTTTGCGGCTACGAACGGACATACGCTTGCAAAGATAGTACACAGCAATGATCCGCAGAAGGGTGGCAGTGATTTCTTCCGTAGTGGCGAGCCTCGCAAGACGCTTATCCACCGCAATTACTTCCGCACGTTGTCAGCCTTTGACGGATGCGAGGAGATCAGCATCGAGAACGATGGAAACACCATCCGTTTTTCGTCGGGCGACATCGAACTTATTTGCAAGCACATGGAGGGCAAATACCCTAACTACAGCGGCGTAATTCCGAAGTCCAACCCCTACTTCGTTGTATTTGACAAGAAGGAAATGACAGACATCCTGCGCCGTGTCAGTCTGTTTTCAAGTAGCGCAAGCAATCTTGTAAAGGTAGAGAAGAACGGCATTTTCATCAACGTTTCTGCGAGTAACATGGATTTTGCTTTGTCCGGCGAAGATCAGGTGCTCATATCTAACGCAGAGTGCCCCGACAATTTCCGCATCGGTTTGAAATCTTCTGCCTTCCAAACCTGCATCAACTCCATCCCGTCGGACACCATACGAATGCAGTTGCTCGATGCTTCGCACGCCGTAGTGCTCACCGCTGACACACCTACGCCTAAAGTGATGACGCTTGTGATGCCGATGCTGCTTGACGATTAATTGATAATTCATAACTAATAATTAATAATCAAATGGACGATACTCTCCTCTTTATTCCGCCTTGCTGCGTAGACAATAAGCTGCCCAAGGCGGTCAACCAGGCACCTCACCGTCAGCTCACGTTTTACACACATGGCGACGTAACGGTGGAGAAATTCTATAAGGCAGTGAGCCACCTCGTGATAGACTCTCACGTAATGGTGCTCACCATGCCTTTGCCTAAGCAAGAGACATTTATGTTTCTTGAGCAATGCTTTGAGCGAGGATGGACAACCCACCTCGTGCTATCCACCTACCGCTCATGCGACTCGCTCATAGCAAAACACCTTGGCGATTACGCCGACCGCATCATCTATGCGCAAAGCGATGACGTGAGCGACCTAAGCAGCCACATGGTGCTCTACAACAAAGACAGGGCATTGACACTAAGCGGACCGATGTTCGACCGTCCGCAAATAGATGTACGACTGGCTGCATACACAATAGTATTCCATCCCTCCCACCTGCTAAACTCTACAGCCGACTGGGGCAATTCGCTCCGTAATATTCTCTTCCCCGACGTACTGCGTCAGCGCAAGAAGATGTTTGCCGGAGGTGTAAAATTGATAAAGGATAAGGAAATAGACAGGTTCATACACTTGGAATTTCCGCCATTCAAAGAAGAATAAATATGAGACCACTTACACAGTCATTCACCGAGCTGCGCCGCTATATGGAAAAGTGGCAATGGAACGACCCACGCACGGGGCAGCGCGTCACTGGCTTCAATCCACCGCAGACAGCACGCAACGTGGCACGTATGCCGTTCTACATACGTTTCCTCACCAAGACGGGACATGTAGACACCGGCACCTGCGTCTGCCTCTCGGTTGACACCATACGCCACCAGCGCAAGGTGCAGTTTGTGGAGAGTGGCGAGATAAGGGTTGTGAACGACATACTCGTGCTCGAAGTAGATGGCACGAGATTTATAACGCATTAAAACGATTTGTTTACATGGAGTTTAAGTCATTTTTTATGGTAGATTAATATTGTTTTTAAAGCACTACTCTGGTTCGTGAGAATAGGAGTGGATTTCTAAAACGTTTTTATTTTTGATGGAATTTAGTTTACTTTCTCGCTCGTGAGAGCGGGGAGGTTTTTAGAGTTTTTTATTTGCTCCGTGTGCGCAGTCTATAATATAAACAACTTTTAAAAAATCAAAAATATGAATTTGTTCAAGTCAAAGAAAAAGCAGTCGCTAAAAGAACTGCGTGACCTTACCGCCGTTTGTTCCATTCTCGACGAGTTTGAGCGTAGGGGCATTATCTTCTGGCGTCGCAGGGACAATCTTCTCCTTATAGAGGAAGTTCTCGCTGTGTTAAAGTTGGCTGAGGGACGTGCCGGCTTCCACAAGTTCCTCAATCAGGTTGCCATGTGGCAGAGTAATAAACTTATTAACGAGGCCTACGAAGCATATCGTATAGAGGTAGAAACGGACGCCGTGCGCAAGGCACAACTCAAGTTCGCAAATCTCACCAAAGCCGACATTATGCGCATCCGGCAAGAGGCAAGAGAAAACATGCCGATGCTGCCTATGGAGCAGCTTGACTGCATCAAGGAGTTCGACATATTCGTTGTCCGAGCTAATGCTCCTTCGGCGCAGAATGCTACAGAAGAGAGCGGTCAACTCCTTGCTCTTGGCCATTACGACGGAGAGAAGGTAGAGATGGCAATGTACGATGATGTGAAACACAACCTTGTAAATAGCGACAATGATTAAAGTGTCTTTCAACCATCACGATTTTATGTTCGCCATCGAAGGATTTGTTCGTGGCTCGCATCTACGTCAGCACGTATGGCGCAATATCGTCTATAAGGCGATTCCTCAGATGTCGGTAGAGGACATGGACTACTTTTGGTTCTTCTTGCGGCGTGATTTTTTCGGGTCGTACTTTCGAGAAAAAGAAGATTCGGTGCAAACGCGTTTTGGCTATTACGACTTTATGCACGTTCTTGCGGTGCTGCATCGCGGCAACCGATATAAGGTGACACTTAGAACAAAGGAGGGAGAAGAAGCGCAGCGCTGCCTATGCTACAGATTTGACGGACACTACCGCCCGCTGCATAATTATCAGCGCAGCAAGAAACAGAGACGCTTACGTTTAGAAAAGAAGGTTGCGTTGTTTGACCTCTTTATTCCTGACGAGAATATAAGCGTTGCCGTAAAAGTCAAGAGTGGGGCAAACAAGTTCGTAGAGGAAGACAAGGAGTCATGGTGGAAAGACCTTGACATTTATGATGACTTCCGTCGGAGATTTGGCCTAACGGTTGAGAAGTGCGATTATTGACAATTAAAACAAAAACGAATGGCAACAAAGATATATCATACCAAACTGGAAGTTTTGGCAAACGACAAAGAGGTGAGGAAGGTTGCGGTAACAATGTTCCGCAATTCCTGCAATCGGCTTGCCGATTTGGTGAACGCAAAGCTATTTGACGGATCACGCAACTGGTATTGGATAGCTGATGAGATAGGAGGCACGTGCGACTTTGAAGAAGCCGACTCTTTATCTCCCGAGGAGATGGCGAGCATCTTGGAAGCGGATATGAGTCACGAAGATTATGTTGAGTGGCGCGAAGCGAATTTGGCAAACGACCGATACATCAATCTGAAGTCGTGGCTTTTGGGCGCACGGCACGATATGTTTAAAGAAGAAACTAAAACTTTTGAATAATTCATCGGGTAAAAAATTTGTTCTTAATTTGTTTTTTTTCTTTTCTTAGCGAAGGAAAGTTTTAAAACATTGGCAGTCGCTGTGAAGCGGCTGCCTTTTTTACCTTCCGCTCGGCAGCACAAACCAACCGCCACCGCCACGGAAGAATTTGTAACCTAAATACAGAGTATCGAAGGCATCCGTGAAGTCGGTACGTTGCTGTAAGGGCAGTGTGTCCTCACTTTCTGGCTTCTTTTCGCCCGACTTATCCTTATGAAATCCTTTGTACGAAATCTGCACTTCGCAGAGCTGCATGGCTATGATAAGATCGGGGTTGTTTATTTGGTTAATACGGATGGCGGGGTAGGAGAGGTGAGCAAGACCGTCGTTAATGATTTGATGTTTCACCTCATGCTTTTCTGGCGCACCCATGTCTATTGCTGTCACGTTCCAACCTCGTTTCTCCAGTTCTGCAATCACTATCATATAGAAGCGTTCGTCGCTCGAAGCGTACGAGGCTCCCTGCTTGGCAGTGGAATCGTAGAAATACGTCACGTCGCGGTTGATGGCTCGCTTCGGAGCGTAGTGGTCCGAAAAATCGGCAATTAGTTCGCGTAGTTTGCGCTCGTTCTTTACGTAAAAACTCTTTATCACATTCAGACACTCCATGCCGTCACGCGCGTAGCCTTGTCCCACAACGAGCGTATTGATGTTAGCGTTATAGTCGAGAGCTATATATAGAGGCAGGGAGTTGATGCAGTCGGAATCCATGCGGCAGTCGTTGCGCTCGCCCAATTCCTTAAAGTCGGGTTGGTAACTCTCGCTTGTGATGCGTTTGCCGTTGATGATGCCACTTACCTTTTGTGTGCTAAAATTCGCCTGATTAAGAACGTCATCATCTGGGATATATCCGTGAACATGATCAATGTCGAGGTTGGAGTAAAAGCCATCGTTTGACTTCTGCATCTTGACGTTAAGAATTGAGACCGCGAAGGTATATGGCGGAAGGTCACGCTTCATCTGACGAATATAGTCTTCACTCAAAATATCCACATTGTCGAGCGATGACGCACGGCGCACGCAGAAAGCCACACGGCGCAGCTCACGCAGATAACCATCAGTGAACTTCTTTGAGCGCAGAAACATCTGCATCTCGAAATCTTCTTCTGGCGTGATAAGATACTCATAATCGTAAATTAGTTCGGCATCGTCCTGTGGAATGAGTTTATAGTTGACAGCCATCTCCACCATGCCCTTTGTGACGTGTTGGCCATGGTTGGGCATTATCTTGAACTGTCCCTCATGCTTCATCATCTTCAGAGCCACGGCACGGATCATCGTGCGCAAATCCTTCGGCACCACATGTACTGAGTGCCCCGTCTTCTTGGCGTTATACAGCAGGTCGTTGTAGCGTATCACCTTATTTGCATAATCCTCCAACTGCTCCTGCACCCATCGGTAAGTCTTGCCCTTGAACGGACCCGTCTCTACGGTCAGGTCCAGTTTCTCCTCCTCTTTCTCCAGCCACGAACCTTTGGCAGTGAGCGAGGCATCCGAGAGAAAGCGTGTTGATTTATACATCGGGTTGTGGTCAGAGAAGTTGATGTCGCCCAGCGGATGCGTCTGACCTGAAAGAGCCGGCATCAATTCGTCTGTTACTTTCTTATACGGGAAGAATCTCGCCTCGTCGCCCACCATTGCCGAGAACGTGTAGGAGTTGGCAGAGGCAGTCTGCGAGAGAGAAATAAGAACCCATCCGGCACCATTCGCCAGCCAAATGTAGTTGTCGTAGTTCTTAGGTTTGAAGATACTCTCGCGAGCATGTTTCGGTGGTCGTCCCCACCCAAAGTGAATGCCCTGCGTAAAGCCGAACATACGCTCCATAGCCGCCATCGTACTCGGTATGGTCTTGCCGAAGCCCTGTTGACGCGACACAGCCACCCATGCGCCGAGCATACCAGGCATAGAGTTGCTTGCCGTCCAGACGTAAGGAGCCACCAAACCATCGGTCTTACCCACACGGCGGGCAGCAATCACTCGCTCGTCTTTGGCTCCCATGTATAGCGACTGCTGCTGGAACTTAGTTAAGTAAATATTATGTGCTTGCTGCATTGTTATCCTGATGTTTTATGTCCTACATGCCATTTATTGCACGTCCTGCACCGGTACACCGTATATCTCTGTGCTTTGAGATTCGGGTTCTCTTGTAAGAACTCCCAAGCATCATCCTCGGTCTCGTATGTTTTCTTCGCCTTCCATGAGTGCTGCTTGCGAGTGTAGTGTTCGGGGTCCGGCTTGAACGGCGGAACCTTGTTGAAGTATTTGTGTCGGTTGTTACTCATGTGTTGTTTTTGTGTTGTTGTCGGTTGTGTTGTCAGAAAAGAGTAGGCTGCGCCAGCTCCAGTTTGATGCGCTTGCAAGCCTTGTCGTAATACTCCTTGTTGAGCTCGAAGCCGATGAAGTTGCGCTTCTCGCGGATGGCTGCAATGGCGGTGGTGCCGCTGCCCATACAGTTGTCTAAGATAGTGTCGCCTTCGTTGGAGTAGGTGCGGATGAGATACTGAATAAGAGCTACTGGCTTTTGGGTGGGATGGATCTTCTCCTTATCCCGAATAAATTCGAGTAAATTTATAGGGAAACGAGAACCATCACTTACTGTCACCGCTCCTCCATTCTGCGCTTGACATTTTCCTCGTACCATTGCAGCGTCTTTTCGTTGAATGCCATTTTTGCAGGCATAAGGCTTGCACCCCTTAATCATTTGAGGATGATACTCCATATACATTTTTTTCTTGCTTTCAGTTGTTGCAGCCATTCCGAAAACACATATGTCCTCTGTAATCTTCAATGGTTGATGATGGGAATTTAAGTAATTAGTACCGCTCTCTTTTTTCCATATCCAATTATACTTATACATATCTATGTTCGACATGATAAGCGCAGACGTGAAAGGTTGCTGACTAAACAAGACTATAGCACCAGTATTCTTTATGATTCTCTTGTATTGCTCCCACAACTTATCAAATGGAAGCACGCTATCCCAAGCACAAGCAGTCGTACCATACGGCAAATCGCACACGATGCAATCCACACTCCCGTCCGGGATCTTTTTCATTCCTTCCAGGCAGTCTTCATTATATATCTTATTCAGTTCTATCATGCTTTGTTATTTTGTAAATCTATCAGTTAAACCATTTCACAGTTGTCTCTCCCTTATACCCTTTCTCCCACACGAACCATGCGTAAGCCGCTGCGCTGCTGCCGTACTTGTCGAAGTCGCCATTCATAGCACATTTCAGTCGCGACGAACTTACCCAGACACGAATGGGGGGGTAGAACGGAAGAGAGCGCGTCGAGCCTTGCCTTCAAGAAAAGTCAGTTTGAGGAACATCGCCACTTTCTTACCTTCGGGAATGATGCTCAGAGCCTTTTCCACAAACTGCTGCGCATATTTGTAGGGTGGATTGGTCACGATGTTCCCGTCCCACGCCAAGTTGTCTATTGCAAGGAAGTCAGCCACCTCGCCGTAACCTCTATCCACAAGGTCGCGGCTCACCACCTCATACCCTGCTGCCTTCAGCACCTCGCTTATGTGTCCTTCGCCACACGCAGGTTCCAATATTCTACCGTCGAATTGTTCCAACCGGCAAAGCCACTCCGTAGCTTTTGGCTCCGTAGCGTAATAGTCCTCACGCTGTCGTTCTCCGTCAGCATGATTACTCGCTCCTAATGTCTTGAACACGGCAGCCGAGCCGCCCACCCAGTCCTTAGCCATTGCAAGCCTCCTTTCTGTTTATATTGCTATTACTCATAATGTATGACGTTGTGTGTTGTTTACGATTCCTCTCCAAAGTCTATTTTAAGCTGTTGGAACCTCTCGGCATACCATTGTCTGTACGATTTGCCCGAAATCCACCAGTCGTAGATGTTTTCCGCTATTTCGTTTTCCTGCTCCTCTGTCAAGCGGTCAGAAGAGGAGCTGGACGAAAACCCGTGCATTGCAAGAGACCATATCCCGTGTTTCGCCTCTTGTTTCCGTTTTTGTCCCCAGTCGGATTGTTTGTAGAATCGAGCTGGATCCAATGTTCCGGGTCGGGATGCTTGATGTAGCCGCCTGCGTCCTGAGCAATCCTCTGACGTTTCTGAGAGGCATCCAGTCCTTGTGGATGTTCCACCAGATGTATTCTTTTTTGAATACCCCCCCGTTTCGGATGGCCTTAATCGCCTTAATCCAGTTTCTCTTTACATGTGGATAGCGTTCGTTTTCTATCATCTTTTGCTTATGCGAACTCATTGGACAGCCGATGCAACCTATGCGGTGCCAGCCTTCGTCGTAGAGCGAGCAATGCGGAACTTTCACAACATCATTAAGAAATTCCCATACGTCTTGCTCGGTCCAATAGATAATGGGCGAAATCAGTAGACTCTCTTTGCCGTGGATGCAGCCTAACGTCTGCTCCTCGTCGGCATTGGTGATGTTCACTCCGTCCTCTCTTGACTTTCGCCTTATGCGTTTCGCCTTCTGCTCTTGTCTATACTCTTCAAGACCATCGAGGTTGCCGCTAAACTTTCGATTGTTTATCTCCACTTCGTTGCGCTTTGCCCGGCGCGAACTCTCTGCCTTACGTATGCCGATAAGCGTAACCTTGCCAGCACCTGCCGTTTCCTTGTATTCAGCGCAGCACCAACGCACACGCATCGTCGGCAATATCTGTCTTTCTACGGCACTTTGAAAGATGGATTTACCAGGCTTGTTTAGTTCCACCTCGGGATAGTTTTTCTTCACGAAGCGTATCACTTCGGGCGGGTCAACGCTCGTAAGATTCATGTGACCTTGAAACCTTACCCCCGCTAACTGTGCGATATGGTAGAGAGCCTGAGAATCTTTGCCGCCGCTAAACGCCACAAAATAACCTTGCTCGGCATCATAGTTCAGAGCTATCTTCTCTGCTTTTTGCAGTAGCTCCACCGAGTGAAGCATTTTCTTTCGCAATCGTGCCGAAGCACGGTTTAAGGCTTCGGCAAGCGTAATTTTTATATTCATTTATTTATAAATTTGTATTATTATATTTTTACTATCAAAGTCGGCATTTAGATAAATAGGAGGCAGCGTGCCATGCTAAAGAACTCACGAAAAGTCATCGTTACCCGAACGCAATCCGAGCGGACGGCGAACGCAATCCAATCGGACGGCGAACGGAGTCTGATCGGGCTGCGTCCAACACGACCTTTCATCGTCTCCTCTATTAGTCCAATTATCATTTATATTTTGTTTCCTTCAGTATTATATTTTTGCTCAAAATCGTATCGCAGTGCATTTCCTTATCATGCGAATCTTCTTTCTCTTCCATGTATTCAAAGTAATCTGGCTCCTCCGGCTTTCCGCTACTGAGCAGTTCTTCATCCTCGATTTCCTGTAGGTCTTTTGTGGTAAGACCATACTTGCGAGCCATGCGCAGCTTCTCTTCCTCGGTGTAGTTCACGCGGTCGCGTTTTACGATGCTCACGTCCTGCGTGATGGCAATACGACTCATGTCCGGCATCTCGTCCGTAGCGTCCTTCTCCTCCTGAAAGTTGCCATACACATTAGCCAAGGCTTGCATACCTTTGTCTACTGCACGATCGTTATTCTGCTGCTTACCCGTGCGTATCAGCCATTCGGCACTGCTCAGATACATAGCCTTGTGTCGCGGACTCTCGTCGGTCTGGAAGAAACGTATCAGGTGGTTGCATACCAGCACGTCGTTGTTGAGCTCCGTGACGGTACGCGGGCAGATATTGCCCTCGTCGTCGAGAGTAATCTTCAGCGCAAGCACATACTCCTGCGCCTCCTTATTGCTCTGCGCTGCCTGGTTGAAGAACATCTCATAGTCACGTCGGGCGATATTGCGGCACACCGTCCGAGGGTCGATGTCCTTGTTTTGCACCCATCGCTTGTAAAACTCCGAGCATATCTGCATACGGTAGCGTTGCTCCAGCTTTGGGAACGCCGTTTCTATACTTGTGCCGTAACTCAACCATTTGTCAATGCGGGCGAGCGTGTTTTGTGTAAGTCCTGACATATCATCATTAGTTTTTTTGTTTCTTGCCTTAAAGTTACAATATTGCCCGTCCTCCATACGGACATACTTAATCTCCCCGCACCCCACAATGTCCGTTATGTGTAGTAACTAATCAGTAAATTTGTTGTATAAAATTCAGGACAACAACACAAAAACACAACACAAAACATGAACAATCCATTCTACGTTTCGCGAGCCATTGCCGCAGTGCTCGGCTTGCTGTGGGTTCACATCGAACCCTCGATCAATTTTATCACCGTGTGCTTCTTCGCCCTAATCATCGACTGCTATACGGCATGGCGGTGCAACCGTCGCATCTACCAAAGATACCGCGAAGAGATAAAGCGCAACCCGAAGTGTAAGATGGACGGCAAGTTGCGCTCCAAGAAGATGGCTAAGATGGTATGGACCTTCTCCGTGCTCATCATGTGCATCTGCCTCGCCTCATATCTCGACCGTAACATTCTTGGCTATATGAACACCCACCTCGCCAACCAGCTCACCGCCATGTACTGCCTCGTTCAGTTCGTCAGCATACTTGAAAACGAGAGCACCTGCAACGGAGCAGCTTGGGCAAGAGTGTTGCAAAAGATTGTGGCAGACAAGACCGAGCGACACTTCAACGTGAAACTGAAAGAACTGATGAAGGACAAGGAAGCGGAGGAAGCGGCGAAAGAATAACAAACAAAACTAAGCAGCATTATGACAATAAGCAATATCCTTGAGCATTGGGCTTCCATCTACAAGCCCCTATCTCACAAACCCGAAAGCGAACGCCTCGAAGACCAGAGTTTCTTCCGCATCCGCTACATCGACCTTGAGAACATTTTCTCCCGGAACGCCAACATTGTTCATTCACCGTGTATGCTATACAGCGTACTGATCACCGGCGAACTCGTTGATGCAAAGAAGGCCTCTGTCTCTCACCAGGTGTGGTTTCTCGCCAAGGTAAAGGACACGCCGCAGACCCTTGGCCGTTACGACGGCAACAAGATAGAGCGCACGGCAAACGACCTCGCCGACTACTGCAAGGATCTCATAGCATGGCTTATCGAGGTGAAGCGCACAGGCCGCTGCCCCGTCACAAAGCGCAGTTTTGCCGATGATGCCGTGGTGATGGCAGAGCTGCAAAGCATAGACACCAGCTCCATCTCCTTCGGTTTGGTGGGCGACATCTATGCCGGACAATGGCTCGTTGTGGGCATGGACTGGAAGAGTCTGCAACCGCTATACAATTTCGCGTGTGGCAGCAATGGCAAGTATATCGTGCCGAAAGATGAAAACTCGGATGATAATAAAAAGTAAAAAATCATGCCAAAACCCATACAAACCCCAGCCTTTGATTTCAAGGACACCGCACGATGGTATCTTGGCGACGTATTGCGTCAGCTCAAGATAAACACCGAGACGCAGTGCATTTTCCCGAAGGAGATTTATAGCGGCTTTCGGGCAATAAACGATGCACGCGGAGCACGCGGACAATGGCACGCTGCGGGAGTGGGCGTAAACTCTTTCCAAGGTAGAATAGTAAATGACACTCCCGAAGGTTGGACCTACGAGTTTACCTACAACGACTATATGCGCTTCGTGGATATGGGTGTAGGTCTCGGTACTAAGTACAACGATGTGGATAGCGCACGAAAGGCCAACTACTCTCGCCGCTATGTCCGTTCCTGGAAACGCTATGGTGCAGGTCGATCGCAGCGTCCTGCTATTATGATGGAGCTTCGACACCTGCAATCGCGTATGCAAAACTATCTTGTTGACTTCTACGGATTCCAAGGTGAAGCGCAGATGATTAAGGCTTTTGAGGATTCGGATATTCATATCACACTCTAATAACACAAAACGACAATAACAATGGCAACACAAAGATTAGCAAAAGTAGTAATCACAGCTAATGCCTCTACAGCCAAGAAGGTATTGGAAGAGATTGACGCTCTTGTGCAGAAATATACTGCCGACATTCAGAAGATGACTGCCGCAGGTCAGGCTAATACGGCTGAGTGTAAGCAAGCAGAACGCACGCTAAAGGCTCTCTCGCAAGTGCAGCGCGACAATATCGAGGACACGAAACGATTGGGTGAGGTGGTGCAAGACCTCACCAATACTAAGCTCCGCGACCTTCGCCGTGCGCTTGGTTCGGGTAAGGCGGCTCTCGCTAAACTTACAGGCTCGGATGCAGACTTGAAGAGAGCAGAACAGATACGAAGCGAGATGAAGCAGGTGGGCGATGAGATACGCCTTATAGAAGGTCAGTATGTCAAGATCCCCGATGGATTAAAGAATATAAAGAACCAGTCAGACCAATGGCTCGACAAGGCCATCAAGCAACAACGCGACCTCGTAGGCTCATTGGAAAAATCGGATGCGTCGTATCAGCAGAATCTCGCCACATTGAAGCAGTTGGAAGCCGAGGAAGATAGACGTAAAGGCAAGATGAGCGTTTTGGAGGCACGACAGACTGTAAACGACAGTAATGCTTCGGTATCTGATTTGCGTCGGGCTAAGACTACTCTTACTGAGGCTCGCGATAAGACTTCCCTTAGCAATACTGGCGAAATAGACAAGTATAACAACGAACTTCAGGAGATAGAGAAGCGACTGGAGGCTGTGTCGGGTAAGGCGCAGAAGGCTTCTATGAGTTGGAAGCAGATGAAACAGGTGTTGGCAGAACCAAACAAGGCTTCTGGCGAGGACATCAAGCGCACAATGGAAGTCATTGCCCAAAAGATACAACAGCTCCCTGCCGGCAGCAAGTATGTGGCTACGCTCCGTCGTCAATACACTATGCTCGAACAGACGCTCAAAGGTACTCGCATGTCACAGAGCGCCCTTAACGACATTCTCACTCGTAGCAAACAAGGCAAGGCTTCCCTCGACGAGCTGCGCCGTGCTTACAAGCAACTGGAGGAAGAACTGAACCAGCTTAACACCAAGAGTAAGGAGTTTGCCGACAAGCAGAAGTCGATGAAACAACTAAAAAAGTATATCGACGATGCTACTGGTGCGGCGAACAAGCAGGGCGGGGCATGGAGAACCGCATTAAAGATCCTTACGGCTTATGTTGGTCTGTTCGCGGTATTCAATCAGCTCAAAACCTATCTCTTTGATGTGTTCCGTTTGAACGCTAAATTTGCCGAACAGCTTACCAATATCCGTAAGGTGGCGCTTAGTACAACGGAAGAAGTGGCTCAGTTGTCGAAGGAACTTGCTAAAATCGATACCCGTACAAGTATTGAGGAGTTAAACAACTTGGCCTATGCTGGTGCAAAACTTGGAATCACAACTCAAAACTTAGCAGGCTTCGTTCGTGCCGCCGACCAGGTAAACGTCGCATTGAAAGAAGATTTGGGCGATGAAGCGTTGACTTCTCTTGCTAAGATTACTGAGGTGATGGGGCTTGTTGATAAGTACGGCGTAGAGGATGCTATGCTAAAGACAGGCTCTGCCATCTTTCGACTGGCATCTACATCTACGGCTTGCTCGGGCAAGATTGTTGATTTCTCTAACCGTATGCTTGCTCTTGGCGATGCCGCCACCCTTACAACGCCGGATATTCTCGCTATTGGTTCGGCTGTTGACTCAATGGCCCTTGAACCCGAAGTGGCAGCTACTGCATTTGGTAAACTTGTGGTAGAGTTGCGTAAGGGAACGTCTTCAATAGAAAAAGACCTCGGCATTGCGCAAGGTTCGTTGAAGAAGATGATTGAAGAAGGCAAGGGTATGGAAGCCATTCAAACCATATTCCATAAGATGCACGAAAGTGACAACGTGTTTGCGCTAAACTCTCTCTTCAAGGATCTCGGTTCTGAGGATGGTGCTCGTCTTACTAAGGTTATGGTCACGATGGCAGAAAAAGTGGGTATGCTCGACAAGGCTGTTGCTGAGTCTAACAAGGCTTTCCGTGAAGGTACGGCTGTCACTACGGAGTATGAAATGCAGCAGGAGACTGCTGCGGCATATATGGAACGAGCCGCTAACCTTTTTGAGAAACAGTTTGTTTCGGCAGACATGGCAAGCGGACCAGTGCGCGATTTGGCTAAGGCGTGGTATGAAATGGTGGACGCTCTCGTACATAACGTTACGTTTATGACCGAAGTGCGCATACTTATCACGTTGCTTATGGTTTCTATGAAGATGTTACTCGGTATGTTGCCAACGCTTATCACTATGCTGAGTACGGCTGGAGTAGCAGGAGCATTTGCTAAGTTGGCAGAACTTACTACAGGTCTGACCGGTAAAACAATGTCTCTTGCAAACGCCTGGAATGTGATGTATTCGTCCTTTAAGAAACTGTCTTTTGTGGGACAGATGAGCGTGATGGGTGGTCTTATTGGTCTTGCCGGTACCCTTGTCGTAAAACTTGCGCTATGGTCGTCGTCTCTCAATCAAGTGGCAGCAGGACAGCGAGTGCTCAATGAGGTGCAAGAGGAAGGCCAGCGCAGAGCTATGGAAGAGCAGGAGTCTCTGAAGCGTTTGCGCCGTGTAATGCACGACACGTCCGCGTCGATGGATCTTCGTCTTGAAGCCATGAAGAAACTGAATGGCGCTATCCCTAATCTTAACGCAAAGATTGATTCAGAAACGGGAGCTGTTCAAGAGAACACTAAGGCGTGGGAGGAAAACTTTAAGCGTTTGCAGGATTACTATGAGCTGGAAGGCGCTCGCTCTAAACTTGCTGAACTTGGACGTAAAAAAGTTGATGCTATTATTAAACTTCAGCAGAAAGAAGATGCTTATGCCAATACCAATGTAGATGTCAATCCTGGCAGACCCGTAACTTCTGGCGGTGCTGTAATGGGCAGTCAGGCACAGGGTGCAATCGGACAAGCAGGACAAAAAGCAGCAGCAAAACGAGCACGCGACAAAGCTCAAAAAGAATACGATGATATTGTTGCACAAGAGGATGCGTTGTATAAAAAATTTGGAGCCAAACTTGGAGGTAATGGAAAGAAGGTTGGCAGGAATAAAAAAAAGGTTGGTGGTGGAGGCGGCGGTAACGTTGAAAACCCCGAAGACGATGCTCGCGCCAATATTTCAGAATTTATCACCAAGATAACGACCTTCTATAAGCGCCAGGAAACAGCCATGATTGAAAAGATGACTGCTGATGGTGTTGAAAAGGATTTGCAGGACTATGCTGTGGAAAATATTGAAGCTCGATTACATGCAGCTCTTGCAGCTGCAAAACAGTCGCTCGTTCTTGGCACTAAGGCATGGGATGATTTCAAGGGCTCAATGGATAAAGACCTCAAAGAAAAGGACGATGAATATGGGCAATCGCAGTCAAGAATGTTGATGGAAGCAGTTCAGTCAGCAGATGTAATGAAGTTGCGTATCGACCTTCTCAAACAAATGCCAAAGATTAAGAAAGGTCAGATAGTTGGTCTGAAATCTGATGAGCGCGACCGTGCATATCTCGATCGTGTTTGGCTTGAAGAATCGAAGAGCGAATATGAACAAGCAAAACTCGGACAAAAATGGTTCGAGCAACGCCGTAAGGAGTTGTTAGAGCACGATTACACCGGTGTTGTGCAGCAGAACTCATTTCTTGGATTGGCAAAAACCGGATTTGTTGATATAGATATAAATGAAATTGAACGAGATAGAAATTCTATCGTAAAGGTATTGGAGAAAGCACGCAACAATATTGTTGATGTATTTCAAACGGGTGGAGAAAAGGATGCTCTACTTAAACTTCTTTTTGGAGAGAATTATGAGAATATGCCTATGCAATTTCTTTCTCTGCTTAATGAGTCGGAAGAGGATGTGCGTTTGTTTTACCAAAAGCTCATTCAATACTCCGATGAGTACGCCGCAGCAGAGAAAAAGCAGTACGATGACGCTAAAAAAATTACCGATTTTCTTTGGAAGCGCGACAAACGTAATATCGATCAGCAGGAAAAGTTGCGCAAGATACAGAATGAGGGCAACCTCTTTGGTAAGCGTACAAACCTCCTCTCTAATCTCGGTCTTGCTAATCTTACAGCTGACCCAGAGATAGAGTTGATGAAGGCTCGTATGCAAGCTGCTGAAAACTATTACGCTTTTGTTAAAGCTAACACACAGGAAAAACAGTTAATTGACGAGGCGGAGCGTGCCCGTCAGGAAGCCGAGCTTGCTTATGTCAATCAGATGGCAACGGCAATGAAGTCGCGTCTCTCACAGATGAAGGAACTCGTACAGCCCATCGAGGATTTCGGTGCTGCCGTAGGACAGGCTCTTGCCGAGATGCGCTACGATGCCGAGAGTGCAAACGACGCTATTAGGTCTGCCCTTAAATCCATGCTTGAATCATGGGGAAAGATGGCTCTCAACGATGTCAACACGCAGATGTGGAAAGCCATTAATGACGCAGCAGCCAAGCGAGGTAAGAAAAACGCACAGCCCGACATTGAGGCGGCGCGTGCTAATGCCGACGCTAATGCGGTAACGACGAATACGTCGGATATTGGCACGGCGGGTAATCCTGCTCATGTAATAGTGGATAATGAAACAAAGCCATCGGATTCTATGTCGGACAAAAAGACAGATGTCGTTGTGCACTCGGAACCTGGTGGACCTGATGCGCTTCCCACGGTTGCTCACAAGGATTTGCCTGCACCGGCTTCTCCTATTTTGGTACCAAACAATACCGAAAGGCATGGAGCTGGAGGACTTTTTAAAAGCGTCGCCCCCGACACTCTGCCTTCTTACCCGTCGAAAGATAAGGTTAGCTCAGAGCTCCCCGTAAAAATAAAAGATGGCGACGTTGTTGACTCTCGTTCTAATTCTCAGGAAAAGTCGGATTTGCAGCACGAATCTCTTTCGCGCGTAGAAGAGAAGAGAAAGGGTAATTTCCCCTCTGATTTTCATCCCGATCTATACCCTGAGATTACAGGCAATTCAAAGAAAGAAAGTCCTGTACCTACGGTTGATACAAAAAAATACGAACCGCAGGCAAACGCGGCACTAAAGCGTGCGCATAATAACAATAACCTTCAAAATGAAGAACATCGGGAGGGTGTTGTTGGTTTAGGCGATATACAAGAAAATGTTCGAGGTCTTTTAGAGGTTGCTAAGGATTTACAAAGCAAGGTCTCGGATAGAACAGAGGGCAATGTTGGCAGTCCGACGGAACGAACAGAGGAACCTGATTCTTCTGCAAATTCTACGTCGTATTTCGACCCTGCTCATCGCACACAAAAAGCATTGCCCGCAGATGCTCAGGAATCTCAAGGCAAAGTTCGCAAATCGCCTTCAAATCAAAAACAAGGTTCTCCAGCGTTAAAGGGCGTAGCAGAACAGGCAGGAGGTTCTTTTGCTGATGCCATTACAGGACAATCTTCCTTTGCTGAAGCAGGCGCAGGAATTGTAATGGGCGGAGTAAATGCTGCTCTTAATGCAGATCTCGGTGACAGTAAGAAGAAAAAGAAAGAGGAAAAGCAGCGCAAAAAACAGCTTCGAGAAGAGAGGAAACACCAAAAAGCTCTTTCCAAAGAGGTCAAGCAGGGCACAAAGGAGCGCGAGAAGACTACCGACAAGGGCGTGAAGAATATGACCGTCACAACGGAGCAAGGAAATAAAGAGCAGAGTAAAGGCACAGAGGCTGCGCAGCAGACTATGCTTAGTGCAACAGATGGAGTTCTTAACGCTACTCTCGTCGCAAAACAAAAAAACAATGATGCTGTTGTGCAATCGGATGCAGCGCGTACTGAAAGCGAGGTGACATTCTCTATCGCTGGAGCAATGGCAAAGTGCTTTGAGTTCTTAGGTCCGATCGCTGGTCCTATTGCCGCTGCCGTAGTTATGTCTACTCTTATGGGACTTCTTCAGTGGGCTTTAAGTTCAGCTCTTGGTGGAGGAAAGAAGAAAAACTCAACCAAGGGTCCTAATACTAAGGTTGTATCTGGTATGCTTACCTACGACTCCGGCAACGTGCAAGACCTTCGTCCGTTTGTCGGCAACGATGGTAGTCTCTATTGGGCAACCGAGGACGACAAACCACACAACGGTGTGTCGCTCCTCACTCAGCCTACCGCTACCACCATTAATGGCCGTCCGTCGTTGGTAGCCGAGAACGGTCCCGAATTGGTAATCGGACGTGAGACTACGCAAGCAATGATGATGAATAATCCGCAACTGCTGAAGGCTCTCGTCAATTACGACCGCAACTATTCCGGTCGCCGCGCCTACGACACTGGCAATATAGCCGAGACAAGCCCCACAATCGCCGCAGAAACTTCCATAACCGACGAAATGGTGTCTAACCAAGCTAACACCAACGTCGCCCTTCTGCAAGCCGTAAACACGCTCCTGCAACGCCTGGAGCAACCTATCGAGGCAAAGATTGATATGTACGGTCGTGGCAAACTCTATGACAGCATGACAAAGGCTAATCAGTTTATGAAGAACAAATAGCCTTCCGTAAGCTGCCTTTGCAGTAATTCGCAAGTAGTAAAGCATTTCTCTTGCGCTATTTTTCGTAATCAACAAAGCATTTATTAGGTCGTCACGCCGTTAGGCGAGGCGACCTTTTTCTTTTGCGTTTCACTCGCATTTCTTCCGTTTTTCTCGCTTATTCAAGAATAAACTTCCGCCCCAAGAATCAAAGTCTTCAAACTCTTGTAATTCCTTAATAATCATGGATATTACATATAATCTAATCATCAAAAGTCCATAAATCTACTAAAAAACACTACTACTATATATAAATTTCGCCAATTTTCTTTCTTTCCCCATTTTCAAAACTCCCCAACCCTAACAATATAGTTAGTAGCATTAACGCCTATGGCGTAAATAATTGACATTTAATAAGTTGTAGGATATAGGGAAAGGCAAAGCGATGCCGAAAAACGCTATAAAATGCCTTATTTCTACTATTCTTTATATTTTTTTTGTTCTTTGCGCTCGTATAGATATATAAAAAATTACCCCATTTTTAAACTTTTAATTGATAAGTAGTGGAAAATCAGAAAGTTAAATCGCTTTTTGAAAAATTCATTGGGCGGTCACGAAGTGGATTTTGGGTGGACAGCAGAAGCGTTTTTCAAAATTACGAACTTTTCGTTTTTTGACATTTTTTGAAAAAATGGACTTGAAAACAAAAAACTGGACTTTTGAAGAATTAAAGTCCAAACATAACTAACGTAGTAAAAACGTAGCTAAAATATTGTTTATATCAATTTTAATTATTAAATTTGCAACCGATATGATAACCCAGTTATTTCTACTTATAAAATATGTTTGACGAGATATGCTCTATATATTCTGATGCGCTCGACAATGTAGGTCGGTATGTAGACCGTGAAACTGGTGAGTGCATTCAGCAAATGACCATCCGCGAGTTCTGCCTTACGGATCGTTGGAAACCCTATGTGCAGCACCTTCGTGCTATGCGCAAAGAGTATGGCAGTAAGGCGAAGAAGATGCAGGAGTACATCGACACAAAGAAGCAGTTGCCTGGAGCTACACTTAGCGGGCTGTTCAGCATCTACGACGATGAGTGCATACGTAAGGATGGGTCGAAGTTTATGGCTCCAGTCTCGCGTCGAGAAACTCATCTGAAGCAACACACTGGTTGGCTCGCCATCGACATAGACCTTGCGGACAACGCCCATCTGAGCAACTTTGAAAATGTGCGCTTCGCTTGCGGTTATCGTCCTGAAATAGCCTTGCTGATGCGGTCGTGCTCCGGCAGCGGATATTTCGGCTTAGTAAAACTGGCTTATCCTGAACGGCACAAAGACCAGTTCAAAGCTCTACTAAAAGATTATGCAGCTATCGGCATTACGCTTGACAAGGCTTGCAGCAATATCGGACGTGTGCGTTTCGCTTCATGGGATGATTCTGAGCACATATATATAAATAAAAATGTGGTGCCGTATAAGGGACTGGAAGGTGAGCAAGCTCAGCTTGTCTCTTTGGCTTCACGCCAAGCGTATCGCTCGCACAATGCGAATGTAGAGTATAAAGCCGAAGGCAACTCTAACTTCTGGGAACAGCAGCGTGTGCAAGACAGATTGGTCGAGGTTATTGTGCAGGAACTTGTGGGCAACCATCGGAATATTACCGAGAGTTATGACGACTGGGTGAAAGCGGGATGGGCATTGCGATCACATCCGTATGGTTTTGACCTATTCCACCAACTATCAAGATGCAGCTCCAAATATAATGAAGCGCAGACAAACCTGAAATGGCAGCAGTTGGGAAGCAGTCAGACCGTGACGTACAACTATCTCATTCATGCTTGTAAGGTGGCATTGGGAGAGGAAACATATCGTCAGATTTGTAGGCGAGTTTGGAGTGAGCTGAAGGAGTAAAAATAAAGGGAAACGCCTTAAACACTTTACAAGTGTTAAACCGAAAACTCAAAAACGGCAAAAACGCCCACGTTTTTGCAAAAAATGAGGCTTACGTGTGTTTTACGGTGGTCTTATGATTCTATATTGATTGCTCAAATGTTAAAATTCAAACAAAAAAACAATATATGAAACTGATAACAATTACTGGTCCGAGTGGTGCTGGAAAGGACACTGTGGCTCGGATGCTGTCCGACTTGGGTGGATATAAAGTGTTGTGTTCTTATACCACACGTCCGAAGCGTGAAGGCGAGATTGATGGTGTGGAACATCATTTTGTGGAAAAATGCGACGTGCAGCACGACAAGATGTTAGCATACACCCAGTATGGTGGCTATGAGTATTGGACCACCATCGACCAGGTGACAGACAAGGCTGTTTACGTTATTGACGAGGACGGTCTGAGAGCCTTGTGTGAGAAATTCCCCAGCATCGAGCTGTTCAAGGTTTGCGTGTCGGCATGGGAAGCAACCCGACTGCGCAGAGGGGTGTCGCAGGAACGTATGGATCGCGACAGACAGCGCAATCTTCTGCCCTTGCCATTCTACGATGCAGTAATCTTCAACAACGGCTCTCTCCAAAGTCTGTTCGACAAGGTGCAGCGACGAGTATTGTGTAAGCTTCAAAAATAATAAACTAAAATTTATCCATAATGAAATTCATCGAACCACAAGTGGAATGGTGGCGACAGACATCTCTTCCACGACATATAGCAAGAGTGGGCAGAATATGCTACAAGGCTAAGGGCAAGCAGCCCGAAGAAGGAATAACCGAAGAGAAAGTGGAAGCGTTCATTCAGAAGCGTGACGAAGAACGCTGCAAGGGATTCTGGGAAAGCGGCCACCGCTCGATGTATCGCCACGGCACAATATACTTTTTCATGCCCAACGAAAAGGGCCTTCCTAACTACATTTGGGCGTATCTGAACGCTTCTCCCTACATCGACTATGCCACAAAGAACCATAAGGTATGGATCAGCACTAATATGCAGTTCATGCTTGAGAACAAGAACCTGATGGACGCGCTTAGTCCGTATTGTATCAGCGAAGAAAAGTTTATTGAGAAGGCTCAGAAGTACGAGTGTGAGGAAGCATTCTCCATTATCCGAATGACGCTGGTAGTGACTACACAGATAAGCACATCGCGCGAGCTCAATCGCACATCGCCCAACAGCATAGCCGAGCAGAGCACACGCTATTGCAATCTGGAGAAGAAGGGTGGCGTACAGATAGCACGTCCGCATTGGTATTTTTATGGCACTCGTTGGCAGCGTATGGTGTATCGTTTTGTATGCCGAGTATGCGAGTGGGGCTACAACCGACTTCTGAAGTCTGGATTGAAGCCGGAGGATGCACGAGGTGTTCTGCCTCTTGATACCTATACTGTTGTGGCATATACATACACGATTGCCGACTGGAAGCATATTCTTGACCTTCGTTATCATGGCAAGACCGGCACACCGCATCCTAATGCAAAGATTATTGGCGAGAAAATACGCTTCATCATCATTGTGCGTATGCGCCAGTATTGTGAGAAGTTTGACATTTAATCATCAATATAAACATATATATCATGGCAAATTTAACTTTAAACGAATATCAGGACAAGGCAATGAGTACTTGTATGCCTGAGAGCGACAATCTCTTCTATATGCTTGCCAATCTCGTAGGTGAGGTTGGCGAGTTTGCAAGCAAAGCCGGCAAGCACATGCGTAAGGGCAAGCTGCATATAACCACGACACAACGTGATGAGGAAGGCAAAATCCTGCATACGCAGGTGTGGAACATATCTGACGAGGAACGTCGTCTTATGCTTTCTGAAATCGGTGACATTCTCTGGCAGACAGCAGGACTGGCAAAAGTGATGGGCGTTACGCTCGAAGAAGTGGCTGAAGAAAATCTCGCAAAACTTGCCTCTCGCAAGCAGCGAAATGTAATTTCCGGCGAAGGAGATATGCGTTAGTTTTTGTTTGATAATCGACCTTATGATAAATAGCATAAATTATGGCTAAATCAAATCCTATCAAAGCGAGAGAAGAACTTGTTAGCAACCAGCCCACTATTTACTCTTTCCATTTCAAGGATGTGCCCACAAGCAAGTATGCCGAGACCCTCGATGTGCTCTTTCACAATCCCGACTATAATGACGCGGTAGAGAAGCGCAACCGACTCGTAAAGTCGGCTGAACGTTTGCGTCCAGGTTCGAGCGAAATGGTGAACCTTGTGCGCACCATTCAGCAGCATGATCGCAAATTGGCAGACATCATGTATGCTTCCATCGTGCAGACAAACCTACATTCAGAGGTTAGCTATGATTTTCTTTCGTTCGGTACTTTGCTGAAGTATTATGTTGACTACAACAAGGACGGTATGCGTGAGCGTGTTGACCGCATGGCAGCCAATCTTGATAAGGTAACGTTCCTCGCCGATATGCTTGAGAGTGTTGTTACCGATGTTAAAGCCGATATGCGCGAAATATTCAACGATGGTATAGAGTTCAATCAGTTTGATGCTGTACTGAAGGTGCTTACTCAACTACGCGGATTCTTTAAGTCTGCCCGACGTGGTGATGCCGATTCGCCCGAAGCGCAGCTCTACTTCGACTACTCTGACTCTATCAATGATTATCTTGAGAAGCGGCTGAAGACCTATACCGACAAGTATCGCAAACTGCATCCGGTTGCGCAAGTTTACACTGAAGCCGACCTTGTAGAAGGTCTTAACCAGTTCTTTGGTCGTAACGACAAGTTCGACATGAGCGTTATCGCTCATACCGAGTCTGGAGGCTGCTATATTGACTTTGCACAGCTCTGCCTCCGTCTTAGTCGTAACGACATTGAGAAGATAGAAAAAGTGACCGGCAAGATGCAGTCTAACAACATGACCGATGTTGCATTGCGCTACAGCTTCAATGCCACTGATTTAATTATGAGCCAATATAAACGGCCAAAACTAAAATAATAACCGTTATGTCTAACATTTACCTTCGCCTACCTACCAGTCGTTGCCAGTTCTTCCGTAATCGCGACCCCAAGCATGTGCTTGCCAAGGATGAGCCGTTGGTGTTTAGTGTCTATACGCATGAGCATTTTATCCTCCGTCATTATATTACGAACACAACGGAACAATCTCGTTCGCTTGATCCTCAATGTTTTTCGCACCAGCAATGGCGTAACATGATGGCAGGGCGGCATCCCAATGGTGGAACTTCAATATTGCTTCGTGATAATCAAAACTATCTTTCTTTTGATGAAGTGCAACGTATTTTTGGCTATCGTGATTACAATAAAAGTGAAGATATGGATTACATCTGTATTCGTTTGCCCTACGAAGTAGAGGTTGTTGATGTCGTAAAGCAAGTTACATCGACGTGGAATCTCACTAAGGAAGGTGTGTGGCAACTCAAAGCTGCGCTTAACAATGAATTTAAGCGCAGCCTTATAGAGTGGGCCATGTCTACTTTTGACTATTGCATCTCCAACAATCGTATTATCTGTCGTAAGCACGTAGCTATGCTTGAACGCTTCCTAATGCGTTACGGCATTGACCCTACCGAGCAAGAGAAAAACAATATGAGGCGCGTCATTGATCGTTGGTTTGCTACGGAGCACAAGAATTTCAAGGCTTATTCTTGTGCTGATATGCAGTTCATAGACGAGAGTGAGCGCACAGTCTCGTTCGAGAGAATAGAATGGGAATAACGTTTCTATGCAAACAACTGTTAAATTATTTTATAAATTAAGTTAAAAAACGACCCTTTTTAAAAAGTAAATGGAATTGTCAAATAAATGCAAAGAATTGTTCCTTGATGGCATTACCGATGTAATGTTTTACCCAAGGGAAGAGTGTGTTATACCGATACCCTTCAGTATGGCACAAGTGTTATATATTAATAATTGTAGTTTCCCTGCCGAGCCAACTTTACGCTTGGCTACGAGTGGCGAAAACTACGTTATTGTAGAGAATCTTAAAGTGAAGATGACGTCCGCCAAACAGGGCAATGGCACTATATATACATATAATATTAGTGCAAATGTGGCAAATGGAGGCGAAAATGTGGCTGAAGCGTACCGAAATATGCGTGATAAGGAGTATTACGTGGTATTGCGCAAGATGGACGGTTCGTTGCAGTTGTGCTACACCTTGCCCCATACATTCGACATAGGTAGCACCACAGACCATAGTCAGACTGAGTTGACGCGAAACGTCACTGCCACCACACAAGCCCTGTCGGAGCCGATACCTATCACACTTCGAGAGGCATAGCATTTTAGACATTTTTCAATGCCTTAGATTATATATTACGTCGTTGTCCGCGAGGATAGCGGCGTTTTTTTGTCCTAAATATTACCGAAGCAGCCTTTAATTTTGCATATGGATAATACAGCGGAGTGGTAGCAGTTGGTAGCTCACTTGGTTCAATACCCAAGAGGTCGAAGGTTCGAGTCCTTCCTCCGCAACATGGTCAGTCGGTAAAAAGATTGATTTTTCAGGATAACAACACAAAACACATTTTCAGATGATAACTACACTTCTTGAACTCTCCACTACTAAGCACTGGATGATGCACCCGCCGATGCTCAATGCCTTGCGCATTGGCATACAGGAGAACATTGCCGGTCGCATTGTTCTTACAGCGGAGCAGACCATTAAGCGCATGGCATACGCTATTGGTATGACAGCCAATGGTGAGAAGTTACAATTCTCAATGTCTTCAAATGACGATGAAGGCAATGGACGCGAACCGAGCGAAGAAACCAACAAGTTTGTAGCCGTGCTGCCCGTCTGCGGTCCGATTACCCGTAACGGCGACGCTTGCTCTTACGGATCAATCGACTTTCGCGACATGATGATACAGACTTCCAACCATGAGGAGTGTAAGGGTATCATCGTTTACATCAATTCCGGCGGCGGTTCTGCGAATGCTATTCCCGATTACAAGTATGCTATTGACTATGCCCACAAGCAGGGCAAGAAGGTTGTCGCTCTTGTTGACGGCGACTGCTATTCGGCTGCAATGTACCTCGCTGTTCTTTGCGACGAGATTTATTATGTGAACGTAAAGGACGGTTTTGGATCAATCGGCGTTTATGGAGGTTTCTACACCATGAAGTCGGGCGAGAAGAACGCCTATACCAACGAGACTTGGAATGAGGTGTATGCTACACAAAGTTACAACAAAAACGAGTGGTATCGCAAGGCGACCGACGGCGACTATTCTCTTCTGCAATCTGACCTTGACGCTCTTTGCGAGGAGTTTATGTCAGACGTAAAAGCGGCTCGCCCCAATGTTACAGATGAGCATCTTCATGGAGCAACATTCGACTCAAAGGAAGTGGAAGGCATACTCAACGATGGACAGTCAACTCTCGACGAGCTTGTAAATCGTTTCCTTGCGGATGCTGACGCAAAACCGAAGAACGATGTCACGGCAACCAACACAAACACTAATATCAATATGGAGAAATATCCTCTTATTTGCAACGCTTGCGGATTGCAGGCTGGCGAGATTGCCGTTACGGAAGAGGGCGCGTATATGAACGCCTCGCTTCTTGACTCTCTCGAAGCCCACATGAAAGAAGCTGAGCAGAAGGTGACTAACGCAGAGCAGAAAGTCACCACAGCGGAGAACGCTCTCGCAGAATTGCAGGGCAAGTTTGATGAACTCTCCGCTCAAGTAAACGCAGCCAACGAAGCAAAGGAAGTCGCGGAGAACGCACTTGCCCAGGCTAACGAGGCTCACAGTACAGAACTAAGCGACCTTAACGCGCAGCACACCGATGCTCTTGCCAAAAAGGACGACGAGCTGAAAGCTCTCGCCAAGGCAAAGGACAAAGAGATTGCCCAGCTCACAGCCGACAAGACTGATGCCGAGGCAAACCTTCAGACCGCTAAGGACGCGCTTGCTACAGCCGAGCAGACCATTGCCGACAAGCAGGCTCAGATTGCCGCGCTCACCAATGAGGCTGGCGAAGAGCTAAACAGCGGCGAGGCTCCTGAGAACAATGGCGAGGGTGTGAAAACTCCGCAGCTGCGTACCTTTGATGGCAGCAAGTACAAGACCAACGTTGAGCGAAAGGCTGCTTTCCAGCGCTTCCTGCATGGCGAGGAAGAGAAATAAAAACTCTCAACCAACACAAACAACAAAAACATTAACAAAGACACAAAAACACAACAATTATGGCAAATTTACCTAAAGATTTTATCGGCCTTGACGCGCTTCAGCACGTAGCCGAGGAGGTTTCTAAGGAAATTGTAATGGGTCCGGGCTATTCGGATGCAGAAGAGATGGATCGCCTTGGTATCGAAATCGTTACTGGTGTTAAGTTCCAGCGCACTTTCCATTTGTTCATCCGTAAGGGTGGCACCACACGTCGTAAGGACGTTCACCGCGAGATCGACAGCGAGGCTGGTTTCCTGAAAGAGCGCACCCTTGTTGCCAAGCTCTCTTGGGATAAGTTTCCTGGCAACATCGACGACTTCTGTGAGACAGTATTCGGCACCGACGCTCAGGGTCAGTTCCCTCTCTCTTCACAGGCTGTAGAGGCAATCCTCAAGGACTATGCCGACAACCTCGCAGCTAACTTGTGGTTTGGCGACATTTCGCTCGACAATGGTGACGATAGTGTTCCTGCCCATGATCAGGCAATGGCGCTCTACGACGGTTTCCACACCTGCATCAAGCACGACATCGAGGATGGCCTTATTTCAGAGGCTAACGGCAACCTCGTTCCTTGTGAGGCTATCTCCGCTCCAGCTAACAACGACGACTCTGCGCCTTACGACAACTTCTTGGCTTGGCACATGAAGTGGGATGAGCGTCTGCGCAAGGTTCCTACATATGTCTACATGAACGAGACCACAGCTATGAACATCGCTGCCGGTTATGCCAACAAGTTCCATGGCAACTTCCGGGTAGACTACAATCAGGGCGACAACTTCAAGTTGCCTGGACTCTCAAAGGTTACTATCTGTCCTATCTCAGGCTTCGGCGAGGGCGACCGTATGTACGCTACCATCGACAAGAACTTTGTTTATGGCGTTGACACCTTGAGCAACCAGCAGTACGTAAGTGTTCGCCTCGGTTCTGACCGAGACCACAGAGACCTGTCTTTCCAGATTCAGAGCATACAGGGATGCGGTACGAGATCTTTCTTGCGTAGCGCCCTATGCGTCAGCGACGGTTCGCTCGTTGCTCCTGAGTATGTTGCCGGCGACTACGATAACACTATGCTCGTGATTACCCTTGCTGGTACTGACGGTCAGAAACCAGACGGTACAGTAAAGGTAAATGGCACAGGTTACACCAAGCCGCTTGAAACTGCGCCTAATCAGATTCTCTCTCTTGAGGCAGTCGATGGTACTACCTACAAGTTTGCAGGTTGGAGCAACGGCAAGACCGAGAAGAAGATTCAGCTCACCGCCACCGGCACGAACATGGGCTTGACAGCTTTCTTCAAGAAGAACGGTTAATACCTAACGGAGTTTTTTTCACTCTATATTTTCACGGGCGACGGTCGTGGCTGACCTGACGGAACATGCTTACCCGCCGCCCTTCTTTTAAACAATACATTCAACAACACAAAAACTCATAAGAATATGGGAGTAACAGCAACATGTCCTGAGATTAAGGATATTCTCGCCGCTAATGAATGCTTAGAGAACTTTGGCGGCCTTGGCATCAATGTGTATGCTTTCAACAAAGGCGACCTCAAGGCTCCTTTGAAAGCAGAAAAGAACGTTTATCCTGCTCTGACCACCGAGTCGTTCAACACTGGCAAGGGTCTCTACAAATTTGAATGCAAAGAAAGTGGTCAGGGACACACTTTCGAGAACCTTGGCCGCAGAAAAGGTTTCAAGCAGCAGCTTGACTACGTGCTTGAGAGCGTAAACGCAGAGTCAGCAGAAGTGGCTCGCGCCCTGAACAACCTCGACCTTGGTTATATTATCCAGGATGGCGAGAAGAGTATTATCGTGTACGACTCTCAGCACAAGTTCGAGTATGCTTCTGGTGGCATCAAGGGCGACACGGGTAAGAAGGGCGAGGACGATCGTAAGGTAGAACTGAGCGGAACCCTGCAGCCCACAATGTACGGACGTTACGAGATTACAGAGCCTGAGACCGGCGGTTGGGACTCGCTTCTCGCTTCAAAAAAAGGGTAAGCGATATTGACGCACAGAGCGAAAGCAATATCGCTAAGGAAGTGTTCGACGATGCCGACTCTTCTTTCTTCAGCACAAGTGAAGAAGGAACGACGGCAAAGAAGAGCAAGAAATAATCGCTCATACGAGAAAGATTTTTTCGTCATACGACAAATCCCTGCATCTATCCTTTATATACCAAAGGTATGGATGCAGGGATTTTTATTATATATATTAGTATTCTGATAAATTTATACTAAAATTAGCGTTTTTAATACAAAATATAATCTAAATTAGATAATTGTCTTTAATTTTGCAATTAGAAAAGCTTCTTTGATTACATTGTTGTAAACGTAGAATAACTAAAAATATAGGTTTTATGGAATTAAGACATTTACGCTCCTTTGTTTATGTCGCCGAAACAAAGTCGTTTAGTACGGCTGCCACACGTTGTTGCGTCACCCAGTCGGCGGTAAGCCAGCACATTCGCGCCCTGGAGGACGAGTTGGGTTGCAAACTGCTTATCCGCACTTCGCACGGCATTATGCTCACTGAAAGCGGCGAAGCTCTGTTGCCTCGTGCCAAAGAAATACTGAAGCAGACCGAGGACTGCAAAGAGCAAATCAATGCCCTTAACAACTGCATGACCGGCGAATTGCGCATAGGCGTAGGTTCTTTTATTGCTCCGTATGTCCGTATGGCAGCATTGATATTTATGGAGAGATACCCCAACGTGCGTATCAATGCCGAGTTCACCAAAGCATATATTCTTAACCAATCGCTAAGGGCGCACATGTTAGACCTTGCTTTCACTATGAATATGGCTTATAGCCACGAGGGAATAGAGACTACACCCTGCATACCCTTTAATGTGTATGCTATCATGCGCGATACCCATCCGCTTGCCTCACTTCCAAAGGTGTCGTATGAAGACATTCTGAAGCACCCTATCATTATGCCCGACGTAGGCGAACGTGCGATTGAGACCTTTCAAAAAAACATTCAGCGCGACCTATACAAACTCAACATCAAGTGTATCATCAGCGACCCCGACGAAGCCCTTGCTTCGGTGGAAGAAACCAAGTACGTCACCTTCATGCCTAAGCTCTACCTGCGCAACCACCCTACCCTTGTAGCGCGTCCCGTTGTCGGACTCGAACAACAGTTGATGAGCAACGCCCACTGGATGCAGGACGTACCCAAGAAGCGAGCCGCACAATTATTTCTTGACATCATCCGCGACGAAGTGGTGCCATACATTTCCGTAGCCGAAGATTCGCAAGGGAAGTTCACACCGCATCCCCGATAGTCATTAGAATATCTTATACTGTACCGAGCCTCACGTTAGCAGCGTGAGGCTTTTTTATTTTAGTATTAGCCGAAATTATACGTTATTCCACGGCAAGAACACTTAATAAGAAACACTTCGCCCACACCACTTTCTCCCCTACCTTTGCAACAAGTTCAATAATGAACGAAATCAACCAAACACAAAACACTATGCAGATTAAAACTAATGACGGCAACTATGATGTTGCCAGCAAGGGACTTGGCAATACAGCCTTGGGTCTCGGCATCGCAGGCTTGGCAACGAGCCTATTGGGAGGCAGCGCCTCGCTTCTGGGCATCGGAAGAAACAACGGCATGACAGCCAATCCTACCGACCCTGATGCGCGTTTCGTAACTAAGAGTGAGACTAACCTCATCCAAGAGAACAGCACTCTGAAAACCGAACTCGCCATTCAGAAGAGCGAAAACTACACCGACAAGAAGCTCGTGGAAGTGACACAGTATCTCGATACGAAGTTGCGCCGTGTAGAAGACAAAGTGGATGCAAACAAGGATGCGCAGCAAGCCGTCAACGCACAGCAGATGGCTTACAATGCGGCAGCTAACGCCAGCATCGACGTGCTCAAGTCGCAGGTGGCATCGTTGTCGAGCGTAACCAAGTTGTTCATCCCTTCAACCAACGTATGCCAGACCGGTTGCGGTTGCGGATGCAATCAGTAAGAGAATAACGTAATCCAGCTATATATATGGAATACAAAAACTCACAAATCTTGGCGGCAGTCGTGTCCGAATGGGCACGACCCGCCATTTCGCAGATAGCCGCAGGCAACCTCATGCGCCTACCCATGCTTCAGTCTCTGCAAGCCACCATCAGTTCGTTAGGCATTGTCAGTGGCAGTTATGCCCTACAGAAGGACATCGAGCCACTCATCCAGCCAATCATCAACTCGCTCGTCGCACCTATGCTTGCCCGATATTTCGGTCAGATACCCGAAGAGAGCATACCGCAGATGGCACATGACATAGTGGAGAAGATGCGAGGTAACGGACCGCTGTCTGTGCTCGAGGGTATGGTGACGTTTGAAGACGAAGACCTCACCGAGCTTGCCGATCTTCTTGACAAGAACCTACCCGTAGGGCAGACGCAAGGCTATCAGGTAAAACATTAAACAGAGTAACAAACCAAGCGGCGGCAAGCATCGTCGCTATAATAAAACATAAACGATTATGAACAAACGTACCATTCCGGCTATCATCATAGCCACACTTGCGGCTGGTGCAACCGCCGCTGCACCCTATTATGATGTCAATATCACACAGCAGCTTTGCACACCGGCTTGCGTAGATGAGACACCCGTGTTCGCTCCGAAGTTCTCCGTCAAGAGCATTGCCAACGTAGGCACATCGCAGTATATCATCGTCATTCACGTTGAGGGTGTAATAAGCTACATTCCATGCAACTGCGGCTCGTGCTGCACACGCTCACAAGTGGTGTCGCAAGACTTCACCATACCTGTGTTCAGCGCCACAGCCATCAACTCGGCAACAATAACAGTAGGTACCGTACAGAACGGCATAGCACGCATATCTTGCTGCAACTGTTCCAAGACTTTCGTGTCCGACTGCCCCGTAACGCTCACCCTTGCAACTACATAAAGCCATGATAGTTCTGATAGCTATAGCCACCATGATAGCTGCCACGCTTGCCCAACACCTCGGACTGGCCGAAGCCATTGCCCGTGTTGTTGACAAGGTGGCATCATGCCCTCAGTGTTTCACTTTTTGGGTTACAATGTCGGCGTTGCTCTACCTCGGCCACGATGTCTACGCATCGGCGCTGTCGGCCATTGTGGTGGCATATCTGTCAAACTGGTTTGTGTTGTTGCTGCTTATTCTTCAACGAAAATTCACGAAACTCTATGAAAAAGAAAGACACACCACCGACCGCCTCGACCACTAAGGTAAAGGCAGAAAGCAAGCCCCAAGCGCAAACTTTCTTTCCAACGTTGCACATCTCTGCGCAAAAAACATTACTTATCCCACATTTTCGGGGCATCTGCCCTACATGTTAAACATATAAAAACTCAAACAAAATGAATTACAAACAGATGATTGAACAGGCTCGTGCCAATGGTATGGCTACCGAGAAGAAGATGTGGGCAGCAGTAGAAACTCTCTCTACCGATCTCCTTGCGCTGGAGCAGACCGACCCCAAACTCTATTGGCACATATTGCGCCGTCAGCACGCCGTTCTCTATGGACGACACTATTCTGAGAAGATGGCCAACCACGATGTTAATGCTCTTGTCTATAGCGGCATGTACGACGAGGAGGGTACGCCAACCGGCGGAGGTGCACATTGGACTCGTATCAAGGTAGACGAGCTGACTAAGGGTATGAAGTTTCACTCAAATGTCAACGCATGGGACAAATACGTCGCCTTCAATTCGATGTACGCCGACCTCTGCGCTTGCATGAACGAAGAGGAGATAATCAAAGCCGCCTACGCTTTCTACTTTTGTGATGACGACTGGCAGCCCTGCGAAGACGACTGCACTAAGGTGTGGGACTATAATGCCCTACACGCCACCCTCTAATTTTTTGAATTTTTACATTTGTATTCTTCAAAGCCACTTTGCGCTAATTACACAATTCGCAGAGTGGCTTCATTTGTATCTTCTCCTTATACGCTCCCCCACCATGTCCGCCCCACCAAATTAAAAACTCCTACATTTGCCTATGAAAGAAACCCGAAAATTATGACACAACGAAACATCAACCTAACACTGCCCCGATCATGGAACGAGTGCAGCACCGAGCAGTTGGAGCTCATTTCCCGCATAATGCTTGAGCAGATAGAGCGAGCCGACCGTTATCATCCCTTCGACATGCGCAACGTCAAGATAGCGTGCTTCTTTGTTCTTGCAGGCATAGAGATAGTGGAAGGCATAGACGAGTCGAAGCCTCTTGAGAAGCAACACTACACTTGCCGACTCTCCACCCCAAGCCGACGCAACCGTTTCTTCCGTCGCAAACAACAGGAGGAAGAAACCTTCCCCATCTACTTATGGCAGTTCAACTATTGGCTAACGCCTAAGCCGAAGACCGACGACCGAAACTCGGCTGAGTATCTTGCCTCCGGTGCCGGATTGCTCGACTGGCTCGACAACGAGCGTGGAGCTCACCTCTCTCGCTTTCCCTACCCTCTCCTTCGCCTACGCAACAAACGTGGTCTGCTACGTCGCAAGACCGACTATGAAGGTCCGGCGCAAGATATGGACGGCTTTTCATGGCAGCAGTATCGTTTTGCCTCCGATCTCATGGGACAATACACCTCGCTCGCCAACAACCTTGTCAAGATGAAGCAGTTGGGCAAGTTCACGGCCGAGCAGATGGCACAGCAAGCCGACAGCGTAGACCAGGCACGTTCCATGTTCCTCGCCACCATCTTCAACCGTCGTATCGACTTCATCGACACCAACACCAACCTCAAGGTGCATGATTTCCACTACGACACCCATCAGTTCGACACCCAAGCCCCACTCTTCCGCCACTTCCCCGATCACCAATGGCAACCTATCCTCTTCTGGTGGACCGGCATGATGCACACCCTCTCACGGCGTTACCCCCATGTGTTCAAGGTGCAGAAGCTTGATCCTCGCAAGCGGCCGTCAACGCCCCTGGAGATATACACCGCCACCATCGCCACCATGCAGAAATACGCCTCGCTTACCGAAGATCAGGTGAACAATCAGTCGTATTCGCTTGTTCTGGAACATTTGGAGCGACTGAGCAAGGAGAATGAGGAAATGGAAAAGATTAGGAAGACGTAGTAAAATATTAACGGAAATATAGAGTATGAAGAAGATTATGTTCAATGACAAGTACGGTCTCACACAGGCTGTACTCGAAGGCAGAAAGACCCAGACCAGGCGTATGCTAAATCCTACAATGTTTTTTCAAAGATTGGAGACCGACGAAGGGTGGTCAAATGAGGACATTAGTGCTTGGAAAAGGTCATGTAATAGACGACTCCATGAAGCCCAAGGAGATATGCTTCAGCAGATGTTTGATTACGCTTTGTCGTCTTCACGTTACAAAGTCGGCGAGGTGGTAGCCATTGCGCAGAAGTACGCAGATCTGGCGTATGACGGTGAATTTTTCCGTCTTTTAGGGAAGGTCATATTCGAGAAAGGATTCCACAACAAGATGTTTGTGAAGGCAGACTTTATGCCGCACCGCATCCGCATTACTAACATTCGTGTCGAGCGTCTGCAAGACATCAGCGAGGAAGATTGCATAGCGGAAGGCGTTTGGCGTGACGACAACGTAGGGCTTGAAGGTACGATGTTTTGGTACCACGGTCTTGCCAATTCCTCGTTCCGCACTCCGCAGCAAGCCTACGCCTCCCTTATCGACCGCATCTCCGGCAAAGGAACTTGGGAGAGCAACCCTTATGTGTTCGTTTATGATTTTGAACTAATAGATTAGCTTATGTATATCAAGGTAATACATCGCAACCGTCCCGGCTGCGAAAAAGTAGCAAACAATAACGTCACAATAACCGACCCTTCGGACCTTTTTTCGACTATAGAAGATGCGTTGAAATATTGGAAAGAACTTGACCGTAATGCCGTAAGGTTGAATTTGGAGGATTTAAGCGGAACAAAGTAAAGCATAACGAAAATATAGAGGACAATGAAGATACATAAAGAAAGACAATACATTGTTACCGTTAATTCGGAATATGTTCGTTATTTGTATGGGCATCAGACTGGAGATAAGGTATCGCAGGATGTGATTCTTTGCGAAGTAATAAAAGATATAGACGATTTTCTTGAAGGCAAGACAAAGAGAATAATCCGTTTTCTCTTGCCCGACGGATCTCATTCGTTCACTATTACTCCGCTTGTGCGGCATAACTTACAAGAACGACGCAAGGCGAAGCGAAGAAAGAGATAAAATGATGTGAGTATTAACGAAAATATAGAGGACAATGAAAAAAGAGAAAATAAAGCAGTTAGTGGATGTAATGCAGGCGTATGTAAATGGCAAAACTATCCAATATTACAAAGTTGACCTTAGCTTTAAGATTGAACATCCAGGAAAGCCTAATTTCAACGATAAATGGGTAGATGTGGATGAAGAACATCATTTTAGACCTGATTGTTACGACTACCGTATCAAGCCCGAACCCAAGTACCGCCCGTTTAAGGATGTAGACGAGTGCTGGCAGGAGATGCTGAAACATCAGCCATTTGGATGGCTGAGAGAAAAGAAACGAAATGTATATACCCAAATTGGATTTATGCACACAGAAGGAATACAAGGAACCAGTGGTGGCTCTTCTAATTATAAGGCTTTCTTTGACTGTTTTAGCTTTGCCGACGGTGCGCCTTTCGGAGTGAAGGAGGTAGTATGGGAAAATTAGACGGTATTATATTACTTGTGTTTGGGTGCATCATAGCACTTCTCTCAATAGATTTTATCATTGGTGCTCATTTTGGCATACCATATGGCTTTTCGTCAATGGCAGCGGAACTTATAATCTGCGGACTATGCCTAATCATATTCGGAAAAAATAGAAAATAAATTATGAGTAAAACAATTCATATAAAAGTGCCCGATGGCAAGAAAGCAGCATGGCAGAAAATAGATGGCAAGACCGTCCTCGTAATGGTTGACGAGAAAGACAACCGTCCTGTGACAGAACGCATAAAGACTTTCGAGGATGCCTGTAATGAACTGGGTGAAAATCATCCTATGGTGTCTGCCTACAATTCTTTGATCACCAGAGCTAACGGTGGGCAGTCACTTGTAGAATGGATGGGCAAGGATGTTGTAGCGTTCCTAAAGCTGCGTATCATTACGGAAGCTCTCAATGAGGGCTGGCACCCAAAGTTTACTGAAGACGAATTTCGCTACTATCCCTGGTTCTACTTCTATACTACGGAAGGGTACAACAACTTCAGTGAGGTGGTAAAGATTCGCTGTGTCGGTCGTGCGAACTACGATGCGAATGCGAATGGCGGTCCCGTCTTCTCGAATGCGCTTTACGCTTCGTCGCGTCCGAAGCCGGATAACGGTGTGTGTTTTGTCTTCTCAAACAGAGACTTGGCGGAGTATGCAGGTATGCAGTTCATTGACATTTGGACTGATTTTGTCTTTAAATCTAACGATAATAACAAACAATAATTCAACAGCAATGAACAGGGTGATTAAATTCAAAGGCAAGAGTGTTGATAGCAGTGAGTGGATTAAAGGCTATTACTATAAGGAGTGTGATAATACCTACATCATTGAGGACAGACAGAAAGTTTCTATGCTTAATCGTAATGAAGCAGTATTGATTGACCCCGATTCCGTCTGCCAGTTCACCGGCTTTCTCGACAAGAACGGCAAGGAGATATATGAGGGTGACGTGTTGCGCTCGGACAATTATCCGTATAGCTGTATCGAAGACAACGAGCGCGACAACTACTATGCCGTAGTGTATTACTGCGAGGAGGGAGCTTTCTTTTGTATAGTGACGGCAGTGAATCCCGACTCTAAAGTATGCGGTATTTCTGACGGCATTGGTGATGATGTCCAGAAAGAGAAAATGAAGAACTTTGAGGTTGTCGGCAATATCCACGAAGAGAAGTGGCAACAATACGGCGAATACTTTAAGACTGAAGAAGGAAAGGAGGCCGACAATGATTAATGCAGAAGACCTTAGAATAGGCGACATTGTGCAGACAAACAAAGACTGCATGTTTCCGAAAGACACCTTGTGCATCGTTACCGAAATCCATCCCGACCGACAGCGTAATGACAAGAAGGGAGTCGTCAGTCTGAAGGCTGTCAACGACGAAGACGAAGGTCCCTGGGGGACATGGTGCTGCAACATCGATGGCGTGCCCATCACGCCCGAAATACTTCGCAATAACGACTTTAAGGAAGAGGTCGAGGGCAAGTACTTTACAAGACCAATTAAAGCAAGAACAGGTAGCTCCCTTGCCAGATATTTGGCTGTAGAACGAAAAAAATACGCTTGGGCAATATTCATAAAGTATTACAATGTGAAAGGCTATGCACTCTTATGTCATATAAAGTACGTTCACGAACTACAGCTCGTCCTTAAAATAGTGAAATTTAGTCTGGAAATTAAAGTATAGTCCTATGAAAGCAAAAAACAAGGTACTGTTTGACAGATACAACCTTTACTTTAGAGGTGTTTGGAAGAAACCCCACAACTATCCCTCGCTGTTAGATATGGTACAGCGTCGTATAGGATGGAGGGTTGACGTACTCCGTTGTTGTGATAATTGGGAAGAGATTGTTTCTACTGACCGCAAAGTGCTTTCCAACTATTGCAACCCGAAGGTGTTTCACTTTCCGAAAAAGCGTTGTGTGTCTCCTAAAGTTTTCGACCCGAGGTATTCGATGCAAAATGAATACCATATCGTAAGGAAGAAAAACAATCGGTATAAGGTTGTTCGGAAAAAACCTAAAAAACGTTCTATCGGGAGAACCTTGGTGGTAGATACCAAGAGGGGTTATATCCGTAATATCCGCGATAAGGTGTGGTATCATCCTGATTGGTTGGATTTCGGTTGTTATACCTGCGCTGATTACGGAACTTGCTTTAATAACGGTCGCCACGACAAGAGTTTTTGTGCGGTGGCTGCAAAGTGTGGAATCGGTCGCGGCAATACCTGGCAGGAAGTAACGGATGTAGAACTAAAATTATAAACGAGATATGAAATTTGGTATTATTGATTTTATGATGGCATCGCTTCAGGTAGCCTTCATCGTAATGAAACTCTGTGGAGCAATCAGTTGGTCGTGGTGGTTAGTTATGCTGCCCATTCTTTTGGTTGTAGTGTTTAACGTTCTCGTATTCTTTCTTTGCGTTTTCGCAAGTTTGCATAAGTCGCACCAGCTCATCAAGCAGTATGGCACCGACAACAAGTTAGCTATTCGCGTGAAAAAGATGCAGCAGGAAAGGGAGAAGTTGGAGCGAGAAATGTCACAGTCTACCACAACGAAACAATGACCAACATTAAGATTTCGGTGCATCCAGTTAGCCATCGGCTCGAATGGCGAGGATGGGGGGTAACTTCTCACCTGCCCTACGAGCCACCGACTACAAATGCCCTCACTGTATAATGATAGAATATGATTAAGCAACACCCATTCGATGATTTTCATCAGCGCATACATTGGAACGGAACTCCATCGGAACCGTTATCCAACAATGGGGCAATCCTGCGCCGAGACACGGATGGCGAATAATGATTGAATATGAATAACCCTCACACGCCCCGCTACAAGCGTGGCACCGTCACCAAGGACGGCAAGCTGTATGGCCGCTATCCCGACGGTTCGCTCTACCGCATCTACTCCACCTCTGACCGACCCTTCCTTCAGATTGTGAACCGCAAGGGAGAGACGTTCCTTCGCATACGCCAAGCCACCGAGCAGGGCTATACCGACTGCCCTTGCCCTGGAGCCGCCGACCTCAGCTATCCCTCCTCGGCTCTAAGGCGCAGCCGAACGGTTGGGGGGGTAAGATAGTGAACGCTCTGACCGCAGCAAGCGGAGGATTGTGTGTTTTTGTAGAATTATAAAAGGAGAAATAAATTATGAGTTACAATACAGAAAAGATAATCGTAAAGAACGAGGACACGGGAAAGGAAGAGGACGTAAAGTTGTTCTATTCTACCATTACTGATAATGTAGGTATCACTTGCGGCGAGCAGGAGGTTTTTCTTACTCAAGACCAGTTTAAGGCTTTGTCGTGTCTTATGTTTAGATGTTTTTACACAAGAGATATGCTGAACGAAGCGCGAATGGCTAATGATTGGGACGATCACCCTTACACCGTCTTTTCTTCTCACGATGAAACCACGTGGACCAAAGAGGTTGAAGAAGATAGATATGACTAATCACGACCTCTACCAATATCCTCGTGGTAACAACGACGGAGGTAGATTAGGCACTGACGTTTGCCCGACCGTGACAATTAACGCATGGCAGCAAAATGTATTTCTGATTGAAGAATATGAATAAAGCAAAGACAATATGATTACAAAACTCAACTTCACTGACCGCACCATCAAGAGCTACGCTATCCGCAAGCTCACACCCAAAGAGTGTTTCCGACTGATGGGCGTTCGCGACAACGTAATCGGCACCATGCAGAGCAGCAATGCCCAGGCAGCCGAGCGACTGCCCGACTGGAAAGGCAAGGGCAAGCCGGAAGACATGGCAGTGTCTGCGTCGCAGCAGTACAAGCAGGCAGGCTGCGGCATTAATGAGCATGTTGTATAATTAAACAGAACCCCATAAAACATAGAGACTATGGAAAAAGAAACAAACAAACGCATGGAGGCACTTGCCTGCATTATTGCCGACCTGAAGGCAGAGAACATGATGATGACAGAGCGCGTGCATCAGCTCATGGACGACTACAACGAAGTTGTTCGCCAGTTGGACGGACGGGAGAAGCGCAAGGACGAAGATCCGACAAAGTAGACGCTTGGCGAAATGATGCAGATGCGCGACCATTGCGACAAACTGGAAAAAGATAACAAGACTCTTACGAACGAGTATAAAAACTTGGAGCTGATGTATGATGAACTGAACGGAAAATCCAATGCGCTCGAAAGCACCTATAAGGTTTTGCGAAAGCAAAGAGACGAGCAAGAGGAGCTTATAAACCGCTTTAATCAAGCCGAGTTCGTTGAAATGGGACAGGAATGTCCGTACAACTATAAAATTCGCCAAAAGACCAAGCGAGAGGTTGGTGATGGCGAGTGTTGCGCCTGTCATCATTTGATGAAAGCGGATGTGTTCGGCAAGAAATGCGTGTTATGTGCTTATCTCTACGACAACAAAAAGGAATATGACGCACACGAAAAGATGGCAAGTGCTGAATAGCTCCACACGCACCCTCGTAGTCGGCATGATGCAGACACCACCCTACACTCATATGTTCGAGAGTGCACGTCGTGTATATTCTGCCAAAGGTTTAAGTCCGGCTTGTCTCACACACAGTGGGGGTAATCAAGAGATTAAGATGTTGGTGGAGCTGTAAAGCATGTCCACACCACCAAAACAATTCTTAGTAGATTTGCACAAGCATACGAAGAAATAAAATAGATACTTCCATTTAGTTCGGGTATATGTAATGTTTAATTTAATACTTCATTTTTTATGGCAATGTCATTGGAATTGAGTAAGACGAAAGCCTACTATCCTTCTACCAAGAAGCAGGGCTATCGCACCACCGTCAAGTCCAACGGAAAAGCAGACATGGACTCTTCTTAGGGTGGCGATCAGAAGCTGTCTTCGGAGTTTGAGGCATAACATCGGCGAGTGTATTACCATTCCAGTTCTTTCCAATTCTTACAAAATTGGAAAGGATGGAGTTTTCCCGAGAAAAGGTTTTTACATCGGATTAAACGGATTGAATGGATTTTTCTTTTGTCATCAAATGAAACAAACTAAAATCCGTGAAATCCGTAAAATCTGATGACAAAAAAGAAACTTATCCCGAAGGCCAAGGGATCGTACTCAGTGTGTCGCATGTAGCCACTCCGTAAAACGTAATTAACGGGCTCTGATGCAGACGAGCGAGACGAAGGAAAACGCTATAACCACTGCATATCTTATTTTAATTAACGGATTTATAGACAAAGAAACAATTATGAGAAAATTATTTTCAATTCTTTTTGCGCTTGTCGCAGTAGTGATGTTATCCTCGTGTCGTTTTGTGTCGCCCGATGCCGACGAGGAAACCGTGTTGGTAAAGAAACCATGGATATTCGGACATGGTGGTGTTGACGACACTCCAGTTCAGAGTGGTCTGACATGGTGTGCACTGAGTACTCGTGCCGAGACATTCAAGATTGTTCCGGTACGCCACGAGGTGCTTCTTGACGACATCTTCTCCGACGACAACACTCCGCTCGACTTCCATTCTGTCATAGTCACGCAGGTGGAGCAGGGTCGTTCTCCCATACTGTTGCAGAACTATGGACGCGATTGGTTTAATACTAATTTATACAACTATTTCTGCAATCTTGTCAGAGACCATATCTCACAGTATAGTCCATTCGATTTGATGTCTAACCGTCAGGTATTGAGCACTATCGACAAGAAGATTCTGAAGCAGATGCAGGATTACGTTGCAGCCCTCTCCAAGCACAAGCCGATGCCCGTTATCATTAAGGATGTTATTATCGGTAAGGCAACACCCAACAAGGAACAGCTTGCCGAAATGAACCGCACGGCTAAAATGGTACAGGCCAAGCAGACGCAGGAACGTGAATACGAGGTTCAGGTGGCTCGCGAGAAGGCTGAGCGTCAAAAGGCTGTGGCAGATAAGGCGTATATGAGCGAGATGAATCTTAACCCACAGCAGTTTATTCAGCTTAAATGGGTGGAGACGGTGGCTCAGAAGCAGGGCGCAAACATAGATGTGCTCGTAGGTCCAGCTGAGCACATGTGGAACATCAAACGATAAACAATTAAAACAACAACGATTATGGTATCAATTATTTCAGCGTTAATAATCCTCTTGATTATCTTCGTGCTTTCCTTAATCTCCTCTTGGCTCGACAAGTTCGGACGGAAGCACAAGGAGAAGTTAATAGAGAAAGCTATCGACAAGGTTTCCTCGCTTCTTAACTCCAAGATTGCATTGGTGATGGATCAGTACAAGACTGGTCCGTGGTATCTTATGGTATATACCAAAGAAGCCAACCACCCGATATTGATTTCCAACAACAATATCCGCAGTGTACACCCAGACGCTCTGCATCGCAAGATTATCATCAAGCAGTTCAATGGCGAAGATATGGTGATTGAGAACGTGGAGAACTATGAGTTGTGCTCGGCAAACAATATGTGCGACTACGACATGTAGGCGGACACGACCAACATCATACTTTGACTGGATGTTTCATTCTTAATTTTAACTTAGGCATGGTCCTGTTGTCCGTGAGGAAAGCAGGGCTTTTTGTTTATCCCCTCCTCTAACCATGTCTACTCCTTCTCCCCGTCTTTCCTTATCTTTGCGCTATAACATTTAACAATACACACATTCATCACAATGACAACAGTTAGCAATATCAGCGAGCTCCAACAGCGTAGTGAGGAGCTCCAGTCGCAAGGCTACGAGGCCGTTCTGCCTGGCGCGTTCTGTGCGCCCAAGCAGGGAGGCAACGTGTTTTCGTGGGGCGAGTACGTTCACCAGAAACTCACGGCTTCGGCCACCATGACCGGAGCGGAAGGCAATGCGGCAAGACGGGAGATTTCCGCCGTGTTCGGTTCGTCGGGCGGCGAGAACAAAGCCAAGCCCGAAGGTGTGGGTACGCCTGGACTGGGATTTATGGAGTGGGGCGTGGGCAACCGACTGCCCAACCTCGTGTATCTGCTTTCCAAGATGTCGCCCTTTCCGGCAGCGGGAGTGGATTTCGTGAAGAAGATTCTCGTTGGTCGCGGACCATGCGCCAAGTATCACTATACGCAGTACGTCGGTGGCAACATCACCGAGAAGTCTATCCCCTTCCCCTCGGCTGGCACCCTGCTCCGCGGACAGATAGCCGACCTCAAGGCTAAGGAAGACCAACTCTCACAATCGGATAACCAACTCTCACAATCGGATAACCAACTCTCACAATCGGATAACCAATTCTTAAAATCGGAGACCAATTCTGAGAGTGAAGACAGCGAAGAGATGAAGTCGCTCAAGGCAGCACTGGCAGAATGGGAACGCACCAATGAGGAGCTGCAAGAGTTTATCGAGAACAACGGCCTCATGCGCACCTATCTTGAGATGGCAGGCGATATGTCGCTCATGTCGCAATGCTTCTGTGAGCTACAGCTCAACCAACGTCAGTTGGACGAGAACGGCCGACCCGTGCCCACATCACAGTGGAACCCGAAGATTGTCGGCATAAAACCTCGCTCGGTGTTCACCACCCGACTGGAACGCATGGACAGTCAGTATCGCATCAACTATGCCTACCTCTCTAACCAGTGGCTCGACTCCACCCAGACGCTCACCGAAGCCGACCGTCGCATTGCTGCCGTGCCTTATCTCGCAGCCGACACAGCCGTCTCAGACCTCAAACGCCATGTGCGTGAGGCACGTCAGCAGCGTGTGAGCCGCAAGAACCGCCCCACACGCTTCATCATGTCTCCACGCGACTTCGGTGGTCCCTACTATGCCGATGCCCTTTGGCACAGCATCTTTGCCGGAAGCATCTTTGAGTATGCCTTCACCATTGTTGACGACCGTCTCACTCGTAAGCGCAACAGCAATATTATCGGTCGCGTGATTTACATCCATCAGGAATACCTCAAGCAGCTCTACACCCAACAGGGCGAGAACAAGAGCAAGACGATGGCACAGATACAGCAAGAGGTGTTCACAGACATCAATCGCTGGCTGTCTAATCCCGACAACGCAGGTCAGGCTCTTATCTCTGCCGTGTTCACTGGCTTGGACGGCAAGGAGCACAAGGCTTGGGAGATTGTGGAGATTGAGAGCAAAGCCAACTCGCAAGCGCAAGCCGAGAAAACCGAGCTTCAGGAAATATCATCCATCATCTTCTTTGCCATGGGTTTGGACTCGAAGCTCATCGGCAACACCCCAGGTGACGCTACATCATCGGGTGGCACCGACCTCCGCGAGCGCTTCCTCGTAAAGCAGATCCAGTTTGCCCCATTGCAGCAGCTCATGCTCCGTCCGTTGGAGGTGATAAGCAAATTCAATGGCTGGGACCCGCACCTGGTGTGGCAGATTGACCGTGAAGTGCTCACCACACTGGATAACTCGAAAACGGGGGTGACGATGCAGGAATAGTAACGAACAAATGATATAGAGAATGATAGAACTGAATAAGATATATAATGAAGACTGCCTCGAAGGAATGAAAAGGATTCCGGACTGGAGCGTGGATTGCATCGTGTGCGATTTGCCGTATGAAGTTCTGAACAAACAGAGTGAAGGAGGTGGATGGGATAACGCCATTCCTTTCGAGCCTATGTGGAACGAATATTTGCGCATCACAAAACCTAATGCAGCTATCATCCTTTTTGGCCAAGGTATGTTTACTGCAAAACTTATGATGAGCAATGAAAAGATGTGGAGATATAATATCTTTTGGGATAAGTGCCGCACAACTGGTTTTCTGAATGCCAAAAAGATTCCTCTGAAACGGACGGAAACAATCTCTGTTTTCTATGATCAACAGCCTACCTATCATCCGCAAATGCGTAAATGCCTGCCACATGAACGCAACCATAGTAGAGGTAAGCAGATAAACGACCAAACAAACCGATGCTACGGAAACTTTGGGAAAGCGGACGATATTATTACCGATGAGAAATACCCGACTGATATAGTTGTATTCCAGCGAAACGTCCATGACTCTTTCCACCCTACCCAAAAGCCAGTCGATCTTATTCAGTACCTCATTCGTACCTACTCCAACGAGGGTGACACCATCTTGGACAACTGTATGGGCAGCGGCACCACCGCCATTGCAGCCATCCGCGAGAAGCGCAACTTCATCGGCTTCGAGCTCAACAAGGAGTATTACGACAAGGCTTGCAAGCGCATCAAGTTGGAGCAAGCGCAACTCACGCTGTTTTAATGAACGCTCTGATGCTAAATATAACAAAAAGATTTATAGAACAATTAGCAATATGGAAAATGTAGAAAAAATAAAGGAAGCAACGATGCAAGGCCTACTGAAGATGTATGGTCTTTTGATGGACGAATGCGCGGCTCAAGAAAAGCGAATATTTGACTTGGAAGATAAAGTTGCTGCACTCTCGTCTCAATTGAAGAAAAAGAAGGGATATTTGAAGTTAGAATGTCCGCGTCTCGAACCGGCCATAAGCACTTTCAAGGAGTTTGATTTTCCTCATGGTAGAATACTAAAACTCAAGAACGTCTCCCCCTACTCTCGCGCCGACTACGCTATTGTGGCAGTAAAGCGTTTCTATTCAACCGACAATAAACTTGAATGTTACGCATTTTACGTTCACGAAAAGTTGGGTCTGAACAAATTGTATATTGCTGATAAGCAAGCGAAAAACATTTATAGCAAACCTTCCAGAGGTTTTGAAAACTACATTTTCTCCCATGTAGGATTAGACCTGAATCAAGGTTGGAAAATTGCAAGTGGTTTAATGGCTTTTGATGAAGTTGAGAAACTTTTTCAGTTGGCAGAGTCTATCGGCTACTGGACACCCTACACGATTACATCCAGTAAACCTTCTCGTGGATGCTCTCGCGTACCTGTACACGGAGCCCATGTTAATAGTTCATTTGAAAGGACAAAAAGAAAATCATAGATACTGTAGGCATAAGAAACGAGTTGCAAATCGGTCTACCGATAACTCAAAATTCAAAACTCAAAATTCGTAGTTATGATTATTTCAACCATCAAGGAGCTACGGCTCCACATTCCCAGCAACGCCATCGACGAGATAAATTCTCTTCAAGGCATACTCGACAACAGCGAGAAAGATTTTCTGCGCGACAAGTTGGGTGACTCGCTCTACCACCGATTATGCGAGTATTATCAGACCGTTTCGCCCGACGACTTCTACATGGCAGTCAGCAACGGCGAGCACGCTCAGCAGCCCTGGATGCAACTCCTGCTTATGGCACAGCGCATGGTAACATACGATGCCATGTCGCGCTTCGCCTACACACAGGCTCTCTCTATCAACGGCACTGGCATCAACGTGGCTTCAAGTGACGACTACGGCACGGCATCCAAAGACCTGCTTGACAAGGGTGTGCAGGGCTATAAACGCGAGGCAATGGTTTCGCTCAATCAGATGCTCGTAATGCTTGAAGGTTGGGCACGCAAAATGGCTACACCCGCAGCCATTGCCGAAGCCGACTCCACCGACCCACCGACCACCGAGCCAAAGGACGAGCAGCATAAGGCCATTGAGGAGATAAGCCTATTGTGGCAGGAGAGTCAGTACTACTACGCCCACCACGACCTCCTCATTGCCACATGTGCCGACCTTCAGCAATACCTCGACATCTACGAGAATCGTGAGAAGTTCATCCGTCTTCTGCCCGACCTTCACTTCATTCAAGACGAATACATCAGTGAGGCTATTGGCGAAGACACGGTGCAGCGTCTGCTCCACACCGACAATCCCAACGATAAGCCCCTTCTTCGCAAGGTACGTCGCCTGATGGTGGCCCACCTCGAAGAGCGCACAACAATTCTCACTATTGACAAGGCACGCCGAGCCGCTGCCCACAACGAAGCCATTGCCTTACGCTCCTCGGTGCTCCGGCTCATGGAAATGCGCAAGGCAGCGGACGCTGCCAACACTACCCCCGACAATCCCTCAACCAACACCACCGACTCAACAAGCAAAGGCTACGAGAACAACCAGCCAGACAGCAAGATATTCGTGTCGCCACTGCTGTATTAGTATTTCCAAGGCTTATAAAGGCCCAGTAAGGCTCAGTAAGGCCCATTATAAAAAGCAACATTATGGAAGAAATAATCCGCATTCTAACCCCTGCCCTTACCGCCCGTATGCTCACCTCCGATCAGCGTGAAGCCTTCGAGCGTGGTCTTACTCTTCTTGAGCAGAACCCACGGGCAATGTCGTTCGTAAAGGAGAGCCGACGTTTCCGCGACTATCATCGTCGTGTGCGCCAGCTCCTCACCTATCTGCAAACCATGCAGACCTCTTGCACAGAGATAAAGCGTCACGTCGGTCGCCCCACCAAGGAGGAACAGGCTCTCTATGCCGAGCAGCAGAAGGAGAAGGCTCTTGAGGAAGCACGTCGCTCGCTCTTCCCCGACCTGCAACCCGACCTCACCTTGCAGCCTCTCACCTACGGCGGCATCGTGGCCAACCCCAACGGCGAGACCATAGCGTCCACCATGCCCAACCTCATGCAGCTCCGACCGTTCCTCTCCGTCCGACTGCAAGAGCAAGTCAACACCGTGCGCTCCTTGCGCAACGAGATGGCAGCAAAGTCTGAGCAAGCCAAGACCATGGTCGAAGCCAATGAGAAGGCTGGCAGACCTATCTACACGGAAGAAGAGATTGCCCTTCTCGCCACCCGTGCCGTAAAGATAGAAAGCGACATCCTCCCTCGTATCTACATCAACGTAGACCGTGAAATTGGCGAGGCATACCTTCGCCTATCCCCACGCACCGGCGACCCCGAATACATTGCCCGAATAGAGAAGGCGTGCAACGTCCCACCGCAGAATTTACGCGCCCAGTTCCGTCCTTTTTATGACAAGGCACTCGCCCGTGACCCTCTCTTCGCCCAGTCGGTAGCCGACAAGATAGCCAACGACCGCCCCGAGGTGAAAGCCGCTCGCGACGCAGCAGCCAAGCACAAAGCCGAAGCCAACGCTCTCATCAAGTACATTTTGCGAAAGGACAAGCCTTCGACCAAAGCCCGTGCAAAAGGCCTTACCGACCGCATCGCCCAACTCCGCAAAGACTACACCGACATCGTGACCGAAGACGAACTGAAAGGCTACGAGGCTATTCTTGAGAAAGTAAAAGAAGAAATGAAATGACACCATTCGAGATATTAAAGACTATTTGCACCCATGCCTGCCACGATCGCCACGCTTGCGCCGAGGGCTATCGTGCCATGCTTGCCACCGAAAATATCAGTCAGCTTATGGCTGTGTGGCGATCCAACTGGGAAGACATAGTAGAGAGCAAGTATGCCGACATCATTAACGACCGTCTGCCTGCCCTCTATCCTTCATTGAAGGAAGAAATGAACGCCGCCGGCATCTATGTCAACGAGTGCCCGAAGACCGCACCCGAGTACGTTCTTGTGATAGTGACCGATTGCGACATCCTCGTTGACGTGTACGACTACGCCAAATGCTACCTTTTAGGTTCGGCCTCCGTTCAAGCATGGGGGCACAGTCAGGTGTATAGTGAAAAGAAAGACAAGACTTTCGTTTCTCTAAACGATTACGCTTATGGGCATATCAGTAAAGGTTTTGTGTGGGCATCCGACCATTCTCGGTTATGGACTTCTGCCGAAGCCCTGCTTCATGGCAGCGTGAAATGCGAGGCTCACGGTGGCAAGATAAGCGCAGAAAGTTATCTGAAGATTGAAGCCTACGGCGACACAAAGGTGTTCAGTAATACCGACCGCAACATCACGCTATATGGCAATGCCAAAATAATAGTATAACACTTAAAGCCCAGCAAGGCTTAGCAAGGCTTAATAGTTTTCCAAGGCTTAGAAAGGCCCAGTAAGGCTCAGTAAGGCTTATTAAAAAAATCAACATGAACAGCAAACTAACCATTCTTGCCGACGGCAAGCCCCTCGCCCTGAAGGAAGACGCATCCATCAGCATCGAGTTGAGCAATCCCTTGTTCAACGACGTTGATATGTTCTCCTATCCAGTAGAGATCCCCTTGGAAGGCAACCGTCGTTTTCTAAAGAACGTGGATGATGTCAACTCCGACATCCGCCCCGTCAGCTACGAGCACACACCCATGCAGATAATAGCCGACGGAGTGCCCCTTGCCTCCGGCACCGCCATTATCCAGGAAGACGAACGTCTGGAAGACTCCCTCTCTCTAAACATCGACGCAAGCACGCAATCATTCTCCGACCTTATAAGCGACCTCAAGTGCAACGAAGTGCCTATACCTTCTAAATACAAGGATCAGCTTCTTATAGGCGAGAAGATTGATAAGGTGGACGTAAGCGTGGAGTACAATACTGATGTAGTCGTTAAATACGAGGGCAAGAAAGGCAACAAGAAGTATGGCTCGGTGGGTGAAGACAAAACCGAATCATCTTTTTCCCCTCAAGCTCTCGGTTTCTCTTACCCTGCACAATGTGTGGAGGAAGGCAGCAATCACGAAGCCAAACTGAAAAAGACATACACTTATCCTAACGGCAATGAAGTGAAAGTACCCGAAGTGCTGAAGTCGTATATCAACGTAAGCGACCCCTACCCTCTGAAACCGTACTGCAATGCCCGTGTGTGCTATAAGCATTACGATATTGACGAAAAGGGAGAAACATCATCCAAAGTGGTAAATTCTATCAAAGGACGAGATGGCGAGGAAAACCTAAGCACACTGGAGCAAGAAATGTACGAAGACCGTGGACCTGTATGGGTATTGGATGCCAACCGTCCACAGTCGGGCATTTGCTTCTATGTGCTGTTCTTCCTCGATTGCCTCTTTGAGCATCTTGGTGTGCAGTTTGACAATTCGGCACTTACAGCCATCGGCGACCTAAACCGCCTCTGCTTCTTCACTACAAAGTGCGCCTACAACATCGAACCGCTTTATGCCAAGGATACTTATAGGGAGAAAGACAAGGAGGTTATTGCCGGACTGAAAAAGAAAGGCGACGTAAAGGTTGGCTTTTTTCAGAAGCAAGCCAACAGCGAAAAGGAAGTTGCAAACCTATTTGATGATGTAAACGCATGGCTCAGTTCGCGTGGATGTGGCGGCAAACTGAAACTCGAAAACCCGAAGAACAAGAGCGTTCAGGAGGTGAAGTATCGCAAGGTAACGTATGAGGTAGTAGAGAAACCGTATGACGGTAGCTTCTACAATCAGGGCGTATTCAAGGACACCGAGGTTGTAGCGGTGCAGGATAGTAAATTCTCCACCGTTACCGTAGGCACCGACAAGGTGGCAAGCATTACTTGCAAGAGTACTATCAAGAAGGCACTGATGAGTGCAAGCATCTTCCGTATGTATGCCAACGAGCAGAACTTCCCTGCCGAGTCGGTATCAGACGTTATTGACTCGCTTGAACAGCAGTTTGGTATTAAGTTTCATTACGACTACGAGCAGAAAAAGGTAACTGCCTATCTCATACGCGATGTGTTCCGTAAGCAGAATCCTGACCCTCGCATTTTCCATGCCGAAGTACTCTCAATGGTGCCCATGACCGAGAAGATAACCGGTGTGCGTGCCGGATATGCTGCCGAGAGCGAAGCAAAGGAGCAGAAGGACAACGTGAAAAATGCCGTAAAGGATTTCAATACCGATTACGACTACATCGAATATCCGAAAGACCGCACCGTGACGAGTCTTACGTATAAGGACATCATTCATCGTGTCCTAAATACCGAAATGAGCGTATTCGTTGACCTTCAGACTGGCAATAAATATCGTGTGAAGATTGACAAGGATTTTACTAATGCCGGCGATATGAAGCCACGATTGTTTGAGGTGGCAGCAATGAAGGGAGTAGAAGAAGGCGATTGCTCTACACTTAATGAAGACTATATCGTTGAGTTCAAATCGTCATTTGTTCCCGTAGGAATGGTGGATGCCAACTATCGCAAGGCTCTTGCTTCCAGCACTGGTAGCAAATGTGTCACGGACAGTCCCAAACAGCCCGCCGAGGTGGGCAAGCAATACGAAGGACTTGAGATTGTCAAATTAAACGGCTCTTACGCCAAGACCCAGATGGCAGCTCTCATTGACGAGGATATGGAGCATGAGTTCGTGAAGCAGTACGTCAAGAACACCATGTCGTCAATGGTGGCTGACTTCTACGTTACTGAAGAGCTCTCGCTGCGTGAGAGCTACGACCCCTCATCCACCGACGACGGCAACTCGCCCCTACAGTCATACGATTGGGGCTTGTCGGTGGCTATCATGCGAGGTGGCGGCATTGACTCGACACACGAGTCCTATGACTACAACTACGACGGTTTCGGCAACTCGAAATGGCGCACAAAGGCAGGTGAGTATGCCCTGACAACCGACTCTATCGACCCCTACGGCGTGGAGTACGACTACAACGGTATTGAGCCGGGCAACGGCAATGAGGAACGTTTTTCACTGAAGCCCCGTGCTTGGGTGCAGCCCGAATGGGCAGACGCTCCCCTCGTAGTAAACACTCCGTCAGTAAAGAACCGAGGCTACGTAGACGTTTTCCTCGTCGATTACATCTACTTCCTCCTTCATCGCAAGAAGTATTACGTCAGGTGCCTCGCCTCCGTAGCACAGATAGTCGACATTCAGAACCACTGGAAAGAGTGGTGGACCATCGACGGCAAGAAGTGTCTAATCAACAAGGTAAATGCCGACGTGTCGGCGAAGGAAGGAATGGGAGAAGTAGAGCTTGAGATTTATAGCATTTAACTAATAAATAATAATTACCAATTAATAATTAAAGCAATGGCAAGTTATTTAAGATTAAATTCAGGTTCGGTGTTTAATGGAAATCCTATTCTATTTATAGTTAGGCCTGTCAATTTAAAAGACACACCTTCTTTTCATCGTATGATATTCGAGATAAAATGTGGTATAAGTGACGGGAACTATGAAATCATAAAGATGTCGGAACCTATAATTAGTGAAAAAGTTCGGGCTGTTGTGGTTGATATTTCCTCTGCTCTGCGTTCTTTTCGCGATTCGTATGTTTACAAGCCCGAACCTGGTGCAATGCCCGTAGTGAAATTCAATGTGTCGGCATACGACGAGTATATGCTTAACGGTGAAGTACATAAGACATCACCGGTGTCTTACTTGTCCGGAGACGATGTGAAGCAGACCCTATTCGGAGGCTTCTCCGATTACGACCGACTCACGGCCACAAACGACACAATGCCCGTTAGCCGCATGACACGCAAGCCCACCACCATACCGCAGTTGGCATGTGTAGGCGAAACTATCATCTACGTAGATCCCTACTCGCCTGCCATCGACTTCACCACAGCCACATGGGATGCGCCCGAAGCCAAGGCTTTCACGATAACCAACGAAGGACGACAAACCATTGGCGACATCAGCGTTTATGCCATGCCGCAGGCAGAAGCTGTCCGTCGCACGGAGTTCCGCTTCATCAATTCGTTCGGTGTATTGGAGAGCGTCAGTGTACCGAGAGTATATAGCAAAAAGCTCAGTATTACAACCAATAATTACACCTTGACGCAGAAAGAATCTCTGCGCTCGATCTCACGCGCAGCAACTCGCAAGCAGAACAATCAGGAGGAATGGAACTTCCAGACTGACCCTCTCGATGAAGCATGGCTCGCATGGTATCTGCATGAGTTCCTGATGACAGAACACGCATGGATAAACATCAACGGCAAGTTTCTGCCTTGCACCATCACAGCCGACGACGAAATCTCTTTTGATGATAAGACAAAAGAAGGTGTACACAGCGTGTCGTTTACGGCGAAACTCGACTTCCGAGGAAGTACCATCATTTGAGTTTTGAATTAGGAACCGGTCGGCTTGCAGTCGGCTTGCGACCTCAAGAGACGCACGTGCCCTTGGGGTCGTTTGCGTATGTCCGTATGAATAGAGCGTTTTATGCTAAATTCGCAACAGAAAAATCAACATAATATATGACACAAGCAACAACCAAAGACTATTGGATTTCGTCTACGGCACTTCATATCGAGCTGAATGCCCTTGGTTATCCCGATTATGTTCAGGCATCGTGCGTCAGCGGTGCCCAGATACTTGTGTACGTCAAGGACATCATCGGCTATGATGCCGGCCACAATTATCGCCGTTGGCCGTTGCAGGCTTCGCCTACTGTGTTCAACTCGCACACCGAAAAATATGTCTATGCCGCCATACCGCGCAGTTTAAGTTCTGCGGCTTCGGCATGGATTGTGTTTCCGTCTGAGCAGATTGACATCTACGGCAAGAACGCGAACGCCGAACAGATTGGTGATGAGAAGTACTACTACATCTTCCTGCAAGGCAAGATAACGTCGTCAGGCGACAACGGCACCATAGCCCGCGATTGGGACACACGTTGTTTTTGGGGTTATCTGTCTTCCGACGAAGCCATATCCGCCATTGGAACTGAAAGCGAGTGGTACCACTATTCGCAGACCGACAGTATTGTAACGTTTCTCAAAAAACTAACAATGAAACCTGGCACGTGGTTCCGCGAGTTATTTGCAAAGGCTGTAACTATTGTGACCGGCGGCAGCATTGCGTTTGAAGGGAAAGCGGGGGCTATATCTGGAATTACCAACACAAAAACCCCTCTTGATTCGGATACCGATATTGTCACACCTAAATATCTTGACGATAATGCTTTGTCGAGTGTGCACGACGATGAAGCAAAAGGTGTTATCAGTTTTCCAAGTGGTATAAAATTTATTTTTAATAATAAAATTCACAAGATAACCCCCGACGGCATCGCTATCCTTAAAGAGGTTGTGTCAGCTGCGTTCCGTTCGGGCGCGCTCGGCTCTGGTTTTAAACTTGGTGATTACGACGGAGGTGGTGACAGTTACTTGGAGGTAGACCGACTGCTTGTGCGCAAGGCGGCGGAGTTCGTAAGGCTCGTAATCCGAGAGCTTCAAAGCGTAGGTGGTGAGATTGTTCTGTCGCCTGCTGCTATGAAGATTAGCAATGTGGTCTATTTTGAGAAGTTCACGGTTCTTCCCGAATACGACGGCTCTCCCCTACGTTACGATGTTTACCGCTGTTACTTTTCACAGAAGAAAGGCGACGAGGAGATTGAGAACCAATTTGTGATGGGCGACCTCGTGCGCTGCCAGACGTTCAACGTAAAGGAGGGCGTGAATGAGAACGTGAAGAATAGATACTACTGGCGTAAGGTGTACAAGGTAGGTAAAGATTTCATCGACTTACTTGCTGACGATTGTGATACTGGCAGCGATATTCCGCAGGCAGGTGACGAGCTTGTACAGATGGGCAATACGACGGACACGGCACGCCAGTCGGTCGTTGTCCTATCGGCATACGGAGCGGATGCGCCATCGTTAAAGATGTACGAAGGCGTAGATAGCTACTCGTTAGGTAACAAGGAGGTCTTTGTCCTGTCGCGTCAGGAGATGTTCGCCATAGCCGATAAGTTTAGGTTCGTTACGCGCAAGGCTAATGGCGAGATAGAAAGCACGCAGTCGTTTGCGGAGCTTGTGATGTCCGTGGATGGGCTCAGAACAACGGTCAAAAGAAACAAAGAAGAGCTTGACGGACAGATAACGAAGATGAGTTCAGAACTAAAGCAGATGCCAAATCAAATACTCTTAAAGGTGGGGGAGGACTATCCGACAAAGACGGATGTAACCCAGCAGATAGAGTCAGCCGGCTCTGAGATAAAGCAGACCACTACACAGATAGCGATGAAGGTAGGCTACACTCTTGCCGAGCGACGTAACCTGCTCGTCGGCTCGTTGTTCCGCAAGCAAGGCGAAGGCTGCTTTCTTCTAAGGTCTAAGATATATCGCACGTCGGCGCATGAGGGTGCTAATGTGATATTCGCGCCCGATGCCAAGGCAGGCGGTGCGCAATGGGGTGGAGCGGCGAACTCTCGCAACATACATGTAACCAAGGGCAAAACGTACACACTGGCGTTTTGGGCTCGCACGAAGTCAGCCAAAGTAGAAATTGTGGGCGAGACGATATGGCATAGCTCGGCAACCGACACGTCGCGACCAGGTGGATATACCGGTCCTAACGGCAGTGCGTATTTAGGCGGCGTAACGATAACGCCAAGCGACGGCTGGCATCTGTTTCAGAAGACGTTTACCGTTGCAGCGAACGCTCCTTATGAGTGGATTTCCGTGGCGTGTCTAAAGGCTAACGCATCTACTGCGAGTCAGCAGGCGTATATCGCCCACCCTATCCTCATAGAGGGTACTGCGGAGGACTTTGTGTGTTGGAGCGCATCGCCTGACGATTACGACTACATCGGGGGCAACCTGCTCGACAATACACGCACATTTAATAAGACTGGCAACCTGACACGAATGGATGCGTCAGTGGTCACTAACGAGTCGTACAACAACGGATGCTCGGTAATATATACAAACGCTGCTTCCAAAAACATTGAGATGGCGCGGTGGAGCGTTAGCTCTATCATCAAGAAAGATGAGGACTATATGTTCTCGTTTATGGCAAAAGGTTCCGGCAGCATCGACGCATACATGTTTAGTGGTTCTAATCTAAGCATATTCGCCGAGGACAGCGAGCGCGATACAACAACAAGCAACGCCGACGGAGGTCGTCGATTCTCTCTCACAAGCGAGTGGAAGCGTTATTGGGTACACTGGCGTTCGGAGGGCACTGACATACCTAATTATGTCCTCATCCGTTGTCTGCAAGGCAGTAAGGCGTGGGTGACAATGCCGAAGTTGGAGGTCGGTGCAACGCCTACCGATTGGATAGAGGGCAAGAGCGGTTTTATCGAGGACAGTGGCATTGCTGCAAAGCTACTGCGCACTGGCTTCGACATCGAGAACGGCAAAATAACGGCAACTGCGGACAAGTTCGAGATACGCAACAATAGCGGCGAGACAACCGCGAGCGTGAATAAGGACGGCTTGCTGGAGGTTGGCGCAGGAATATTCTCGGGGCTTATCCGCAAAAAAATAACGGAGATTACCCCTGAAAACCTAAAGGAGTACGTTCTAGACGTGCCGGCACTGGCTCTCGGAAATATCCAGATTGACTTCGAGAAGACAGGTAGCTTTGTGAAGTTTACGGGTAACATAAAGGCGATGACTAAGGCTGCTGTTGTTATTGTTCCACCTTTCTACATGCCCAACCATACATACTGGGGCAAACTGAGCACAAAGACGGTTTACGAGGCTATGGCGTATGTCGGACAGACCATTATTGTTGTCAATGATAGTGATACAGAAATGACTACAATCGGATATACGAGTATGAATTTCGACCATGCCAGCAAATATTTTGGCAGAGGGCAAGGCGCGATGATGACCTGCGTTGTCAATAAAGGTCAGAATAGTTGCACTGTGGTATGGAACGGCAGACAGTTACCGTTTAAAAAACCTGCACTTGAAAGCGAATCCGACCCGACAAGTACTGCTGACGAGCCTATAACCACAACAGAAAAAGAACAACCAAAAGATTAAGATATGAAGAAAATAGTTAGAGGCAATGATTTTACGTTGCGCATACCCGTAAAAAAGATAGTCAATGGGGAACAGGTTTCGTTCCCGTTGACTGATTGCACCGACATCGCTGTGCACGTCGTTAGCAAGTACAAGCGTACCGCACTCCCCTACACCATCGACAAGGAGTCTAATGATGTGCTCTTGGCTGACGTTGACGGCACGACACTGTCGTTAGGCACTTACGCCTTGGAGGTGACGGGCGTACTGGAGGGTGCTAACTGGCGAAGCTACGAATACGAGCAGTTCGCCATCGTGGACAACAACGCAAGCAGCGATACAGTGTTTGAGGACAACACAGCCGAGGGTGACACCAACATCGAGGGCGATAACGGAGGTAATGCCGACAAGGGCTGCATGGATGTGAAGATTGAAGGCTTTGCCGTAGATACCGCGCTTGTTGTCCTTCCACCCATATCCGCGCGAGCAACCATCATCGAGCTTATCGCCAATGCCGACGCTGCCATTGCTGCGGTAAGAGAAACGGAAGCAGCCGTCAAGGCAAGCGAGGATGTGCGCGTGGAGAGCGAAACGCTCCGCCAAAGCGCAGAAGAGCAGCGTGTAAAGAGTGAAGATACACGTCAGACAGCGGAGACACAGCGCACGGAGAGCGAAATGGAACGTGTAGCCAACGAGGAAGCGCGAAAAGCCAACGAGGAAGCACGTGTAGCAGCCGAGGAGCAGAGAGCGGCTACTTTTACGGAGCTTTCGGAGGCTGCAAATGCTGCGATTGACAAGGCGAACACCGCAGAGAACGAGCGTGCCGAAGCAGAGAGACAGCGTGCCGAAGCAGAGGCTACACGCAGTCGCGAGGAGGGCATACGCCAGGAGTCGGAAACCGAGCGTGTACGACAGGAAACAGCGAGAGAAACTGCGGAAGCAACTCGTCAGAACGCAGAGGTGGAGCGAGAAAAGGCTGATGCCGAGCGTGAGAAACGTGTGTCCGAAGCAATATCCAACACGTCTTCTGCCGCCAAACCGCCACTGATGCAGCAGCCGTGGCAATGGAGACAGCCAAGAAAGCTATGGCTGCGACTACGGAAGCGGAGAGGGTAAACGCAGAACTAAAGGGCAACGTGCTGACGGTGACGGACAGGACGGGTGAGGTGAAGACTCTCGACCTGATGGATCAGGAGGAGGCGAGTAATACGAAGGCGGATATTGCCCGTATCAAGGAGAGCATGGGCATATATTCTGACAAACCAAATATCACGCTAACGGCAAAGGAGAACAATGTGGCTATCTCTGCTGACGGAGTGAAGGTGAGCAAGCAGGGTTGGGCGATTGCGGAGTTCACGGCGGAGTTGGGAAATATCTATCTCTTTAATCCTGGTGAAACATCGTCTGACGTGTGCGTGTTTGCTGAGTTTATAGACAAGGTGCAAACAAGAGCCATTGACTATGCTTATATGTATGACGAGAGCGGACGTGTGCTGACCGCAAAGGCTACATACAACGGCAAGACCTACACCTATACATACGACTATTCATCATCAATCACGACCATTACAGACCAAGACGGAAATAACGTATCATCCTTGCCAAGTGTCTATACCACTAAGGTCGGAGCATATAACCCTATGACAATCCTTAATACTGATGCAGAGTTACCGCAGGATGGTTATTGCCGTTTTGTTTCAAACTTCACTACGGCATCGGCTATCAAGATTGTGGTATGTTATAAGGTTTCGTCTGCCGACTTGACTATGAAGGTGGTGAGGGACGGAAGTACGGCTAATATGTGCTCACAGTTGGCAAAGATAAACAAGAAGGTGGATGAGGTGAGCGCAAAGATACCCGATATGTGGATGGATATATGCTCTATTCAGCCAATGGGAGTTAACGTCAACGGTAAGACGTATATTCTTGAAGCAGGGAAAAATTACAGGTTTGAGGACGTATTTTCGCTTGATTTTCAAGTAGATGGGTACTACCATTTAAGAAACGTAAAGAGACTAAACTTCCATTTTAACAAGATGAATTGCCCTTTGACTACACTAAAACTGTTCGCGAACAAGAGATTAGTCGAAAATGGTATGAAACATTTACAGCATGGTTGTGAGAGTCTTACGGAATTAGATGTTAGCGGATTTGATACGAGCAGAAGCATTAGTCTTGATTTTGCGTTTTCTTTATGTTGGAATTTGAAAAAACTCGATGTTGCAAGTTGGGATACAAGTAACGTTTTATCAATGAGGAATACGTTTTTTTATACAAAAGCGGAGGCTATAAATGTAGAATGCTGGGACACAAGCAAGGTAATGAGCATGGACTCTATGTTTGGACATAGTCGCGTAGAAAATCTTGACTTGTCAAGATGGAATACAGAGAAGGTAACAAATATGAATAGTCTGTTTAACTTTTGTTCTTATCTAAAGAAACTTGATGTGAGTAGTTTCAACACGGCTAAGGTAACTTTAATGAAAGGAGTGTTCTGGAATTGTTCCTCATTAGAAGCATTAGACCTTTCAAAATGGGATACGAGCATGGCAACAAGTTTGGTAAACTTTTTGGGATATAATTCAAAGCTCTCTACCCTAACCTTCGGCGAGAATTTCGGCAAGATGAAAGACGAGTGTGGTACGCTTGATTTATCAAACTTGTCACAATGGAAGAATGATAGCGTGAAGACTTTGCTTACCCTCTACGACCGCAAGTCTAACGGCATGGGAGTGATAACAATAAAACTCCACGCAAACGCTAAGGCAATACTCGGTGAGGATGGAATAGCGCAGCTCACGGCAAAGGGATATACTATAGCATAGTTTAGATTTTAGAATTATAAATTAAAAATATAATACAATGAGAAAGATTACAGCATCAGAAGGAAAGTATTTCACACAGAAGAATATCGAGAATGAGGGTGGCAGAACGTTTGCCATAACGCTTTATCTTGCGGACAATGACTCTGCCGACAACTGGCGAGAGGCAACGCAGGAGGAATATTACGCTTGGCAGAAGAAGATGGAAGAGGGCTTTGAGAAGCAAAGTTTGTCTGATGGCAGCGAGTAAAAATGAAATACTAACATAACGCGCTTTGCGCAGTTGAAGATGGAGGTGTAACATGATGACATTAACTATCATTATACTCCTCGCTCTTGCGCTGTACGTTTTCAGCTGCTGCGCAATACTCAATATCGTAACAACATTATTCATTTAAATCTACAATCATGGAAATAAAAGTAAGACGAATAGCAAAAAAGGAGACATATACCATCGGCAAGATGTATATAGATGGCGCATACGTCTGCGACACGCTCGAGGATAAGGACAGAGGACTGACCTCGATGATGAGCGTTGCGCAGATATGCGGAGTGAAGATTAAGGGCGAAACCGCTATACCGACGGGCAGATACCTCGTAGACATGAAGACGGTATCGCCACGCTTCGGAGGTCGGGCACAGTATCAGTTCTGCAAAGGTAGACTGCCAAGGTTGTGCAATACGATAGGCTACCAAGGCGTGCTGATACACATCGGCAACACCGCGAAGGACACGGAGGGCTGCATCCTCGTCGGCGAGAATAAGGAGAGGGGCAAGGTGCTTAATTCAAAGGCGACGTTCCGCAAACTCTACCCTATTCTGAAAGCTGCTGACGAGAGAGGAGAACAGATTTGGATAACAATAGAATAGAACGAAAACACATGAACATAAGAGGAATACTGATGTTATTGAACTGCATCATATTGGGAGCGACAACGCTCTTTATTTTTTACAAGGCAGCGCAGCTCGATATGGTAGATGAAGGCTACGACGAGAACAAGCGAAACCGACAAGGTGCTATCGGATGGTTTATTGCGTCTATATTCGTGGGCGTTCTCGCGCTGCCCGTAATGGTGCTGCGTGAGGTGTATCAATGGAAGCGTTATAAGCTACCGAGTATTGAGTGGGACGATATTTGTCGATACGGCTTTACTATTGTTATCGGCTCTATGCTGCACGTACTCCTGCTTGTGGTGGTTACGCCATCTTCTTGTTGACAGCAAAAGTAAAAGAGCTAAATCAAAAAACCGCTTCCATCCTCGCAGACAGAAGCGGTCCAACTTTTGTTATACTTTACAGAAGTATGGCTAAGAGCCATATTCGTGACTGCAAAGGTACAATATTTTTTTGTTTTTACATCGGATTTTGCTGATTTTAGTTCACTAACATCGGTCCTGTGTCGCGTCCTGTGAAAGAGATGTTGATGTCGCGGGCATAATCGCCGTTCTCCTCCGTCATTTCGTCTACATGCAGTGTCACCCTGAACTTCTTTTTGCCATACTCATCGCCCTTGTCAAGAGTCTTGATCTCCGCCCATGCTCCTTTGACGGGCTGATTGTTGTCCCATGTGCTCAGTTCGTTCTTCTTGTATTCGGGCTGCCACTGCTCTTTCCACCCCCATAACGAGCCGTCCGCTTGCTCCACCTCGTAACGACCGTCATACATATCGTCAGCAGGGGCATTGTAGACCGAAAAACATACAACGTAGTAGTCGGTCTTGTAATTGCCCATCATCGGGTCGCTATAGAGGGCAAAGTACCCCTTGCCGTAGTTTTGGGAGTAAGACAAATGGTGTACTGGCTTCTCCTTGAGAAGTTTTGACAAAGCCGACTCCACTGGCACATACTCCGGCTCGGCATCATCATTACTGCTGCAACTGCCCATACTTACACACGCTGCCGTCATCATCGCTAACAGCAGCATCATTCTAAAGATTTTCTTCATACATTAATATTTTTATACGTTAGTACTTTCGTAGGTTTCTGATTTTGAAATAATAGATGTAGGGTCGGTCGTAGGCTATTCTTCGGGCAGCACCACACCGACACGGACTTTTGCGCCACAATGAGGGCAGAAGGCAGTGGTGTCTACTATCGGCGGCGGTGAGGTGGAGACTTAAAGGTCGCTAAGCGCAAAAAATGCTTTGCCCCTCCTCAGCTCGTAGGGCTGTCCTACGTCTGACCCCTTCATTATCTCCCCGGCATGGCTCTGAATGAGAGGAGCGTGTCGGGAGTTTTTGTGTGGGGTGGCTGAAAGTAAAAAAGCACTGCTCGCAGTTCGTTTTCTACACCATCGCTAAAATGAGTAGCAAAATACGTAACGTTCTCATTGTAATCATACTTCTTCCCTCTCCTTTTTCATGAACTCTTTAAACTTACAAAACAGGGCAAACTCGTCTTTCGTAACGTTTTCGGCGTTTTGCTTTTGCGTGGGAAACAAATTCGCTTTTCTGCGTTCCTCGTAATGAACGTATCCGTCTGGAACTGGAAACAAGTCTGCTATTTCCACATCCAATGCTTTTGCTATTGCAGCAAGCGAATTGATGGTCATGTTCGACAACTTGAGTTGGTTGATAATGGTTGTTTTCGCCCTACCCATGCGTGTGGCAAGTTCGTCAATCGTAATACCCTTGTCCTGCATTATTTGCTTAATGATAGTATTGTCGCTTTGCGATATTTGTAGTGGTCTTGGCATTTTCTTTTGCTTTTTGTTTGTTTATTTTGTTTTAATGGTGCAAAGATATATATTTATATCTAATAAACCAAATTATTAGTAGTTTTTATTAGCTTTGTAATGCCTTTGCACTATTTTATTGGTTTCTTACACGTTTGTTGTCTGTTTTATGTAAAAAAGACGAATACTTTATGTTTGGATGTGTGGCTTGAATTATAAAATAACCCCTATAATCTATTGAAAATAAGTTTTTTATGAGATTTTCGTCCATAAACTTTTGTATAAAGCAACCCAAGAGGAGAGTTTAAATAATTGATATATAGAGCAATAACCTTTTATTTTTATTCCTTTGAACCTTGGATTTCGACGGCGAGTGCCCGCCGCGCTGAGAAGCATCGGATGGTACCTACTTAAATAAATCTTATTGTATATGCTGGCGCACACCCCAGGCGGGCGAGGTTGTCCGGCTGGACACCGAGGGCGCACGGATTAGGGCGTAAGGCATACCAGAGGGGGCGAGGTGCTGCGCCCTCTTCTGGCAGGGTGGCGTGTGGTGGTGCTGTTTTCGTGCCGTAAAAATAAAATATAAATATACTACAAAAAAGTTATATAAAAATTTGGTTGTCTAACGTTTTTGTAGTATCTTTGCATCGTGTTAATAAAACAAATGTTTAATCAATTTAAAACAAAATGAAATGGAATGAATTAAAAAGACAGGCTTTAAAACATGGTTTCGTACTTGATAAGCACGGCAGCAAGCACGATATTTATGTTAACGAAAAAACAGGTATTACCGTGCAACTCGAAAGACATGGAGCAGCAGAAGCAAAAAAGGGTATAGCCTTAAAGCTTCGCAAGCAAATCGGATTTTAACAACAAGGGCGAGGGGTTGGCACCCCTCCCCCCTCGCCTTTATAAAAGATATTAAACAAATGGCATATAATAAATTTTTAGTAACGATCGAGAAAGACAGCGACGGCACATTTATTGCGTACAACGTGGACGAAAGCCCTTACACGCTTATAGGGCGCGGGGCTACAGTGAAGGAAGCAAAGGCAGACTTTGCAAAGTCTATGGAGGAAGTAAAGGCAAGCGAGGAGGAAAGGAAAGGCGCAGCCGCTCCCATTCTGTCGGCTGTGCCTGTGTTTAGCTTCGATCTCTCGTCGCTGTTTGAATATTATTCAATGTTAAACGTGAGCGCCTTTGCTCGTTATCTGGGCATTAATGAGACTTTAATGCGCCAGTATAAGAAAGGAAATACATATATTTCCGATGTGCAATTACAAAAGATAGAAGACGGTTTGCACCGTTTAGGGGCTGACTTCCTCGGGCTTCGGCTCGTGTAGGGTTGTGCCCTTTCGTTTCATTTCATTTTATCCCGACAAGGTTTGCACCCTGTCGGGATTTTTTTTGCTTTTACTTCTTTGCTCCTTCGTCACGCTCCAGACGCTCGACGATGGCGCGGAGCTGCTGCACGGTGTCGGCGGTGTAGATCTCACAGCCTACACGCACGACACCCACCAAGCCACCGCCCCCGGCTGAACGCTGCGCCCTGGCTTGCTTCAGTTCCTCCACAACAGCAGGAGGGGCGAGAAGCTGCCACGGCTCAACCTCTAAGGCGGCGGCAATGCGTTCTAAGGTAGGGAACGAGGGGCGCGAGATCGTGGCGGAGACTGTAGCCTGTTTAACACCAAGACGTTGCGCGAGTTCTTTTTGTGTAATGCTGTATTTATTTAAATAGTCTTTTATATATGTATTCATTTCTTTTCTTTTTTGCAAAGGTACACATTATATATATAATATAAATATATATCTATTAAAATAAATGTTAAATATAGATATTACTTTGTGTTTTATTTGGTTGTATAGATATTTATCTATATCTTTGCAGCAGAAAACAAATAACAAATAAATACTTTGATTATGAAAGATAAAATAAAAGATTTCGGTGAGTTCAACGGCTGGCGCGGTTGTATGGGTTTATATTTTAACACAAAAACCCTGCGCACCGTAAAGAAGTACGGTATTACATCCGCTACAACATTGCAAGATGCGTATAATATATTAAGCAATATATAATAAACACCGAATAAAAAACAAACAAAATACAAAGATTATGAACAAAGAAATAACTATTTACAACGAGTTGCGCGCCGCCGCTGAGCGTGTGTTTAACGATGGCGTACAGGCGCCTGTAGGATCTTACACGTTGTCAGATCTTGCCGCGATGGGAAACACAAAGAAAGCGCCGGGCGTTGCTTTCCGTTCCGAATACAATATAAACAATATTATAAATATAAGTGTAAACGGTTTCGAATGTACGTTTCCTGCCTCGCGTGTTTTCAAGATCGCCCGCCGCTTCGAGGTGCTGGCAAAAGTCAGCAAAAAAAATTGCGCAATTTTTACACGCAAGGCCGACACCGCCGACACGCTCCATGTTGCGCCCGTCGTACTTGCTGACAGCATCCAGACAGTAGACACCGCCGACACCGCCGACACG